TGATATGGCTGCAACTTCCTGACATTCCGCCATTGCTAAATGTAAAAGTGTAGTACTATCTGCGCCACCACTAAGAGTGACAACTGCTTTAATTTCTTCCATAGTTTTCCTAATTATTAAGTACTTTCATATCTTGCGCTAATGTCCAAAGATATTTTCCACTTAATTTTTGTAGAATAAATCCATGACGCCAATTAGGCAGATCGCGCGCAGATTCAGTCATATTATTGAAAACTTCATATGCGTTCTTTTTAGTATCAATTGGAGCACTTCCATATTGAAGTGAATCAGGATTTCCGCGCATTCGCTCATGAATAAAGAAAGACTTAATTTCTTCTGGATCAGTTTTCAATATTCTATTAACTTCATCTTTGTCCCGCAATACTGTATGAAGAGTTCTTTGAGTTCGAACAAATTGTGAACTATTCAAACTTATTTGAGGAAGTTGATTATAACATTGTTCCAGGGATGCCTGATTTCCAGCAAGTATTCCGCAACCACGAATAAATTGTTCCAAGACTTTTTCATAAGAAAGCGTATTATTTTTATTTCTAACTACTCTACCCCACTTATCTCCTACGACCGCACCGTTTGTACAGATGAGTCGAAGTAAATATAAATTCGCATGTGCGTCTAGATCGCCAACTTCAGAATTTGTAATTACGGTACCAACTTTTGTAAAATCTCCTGTTACCGGTTCAAGATCCTTTACTAAATTTCTTAAGGCGTACATAAAAAGATTATGTGAAGTTAGTTTGATATCAATTTCAGATGCAGTTTTAAACGTCTCTGCAAGATTTTTTAAAATATCATACGTTTGTAAAGGGCGATATGCAAAAGGCGTAACCCCAACAACATGTCCGTCAGAATCAAGTGAAATATTTATTTCAGGCGTTTTACTGTACGTTTGTGTTAACCGTTGAATGTTATGTTGAAGTAAATCAAACGGAATTTTACGCGCAAACGGATTAGGAATCCCGAAAAGTTTGCACAATGATTTAATTCCCCAATCTGTAATTGGATATGTAGTAGTTCCAAGACATAATTGGACAACACTATCCCCGATTAATGATATATCTTTTGTCGCAACACTTTCGACTGTAAGTCTAAATGGTTCATATCCATTAATTGCATCATTAAATGATTTAAATTGTGCGGTTTTTTCGCCCACAACTTGAAAATCTGCTAAATTTTTCTCATTCATGTTTTCTCCTCATAAGGGAAAGTTACCCAATTATTCATTGTACATAAAGTAAAATTCGGTATACAGCAAGTTTTCTCATTAGTATATACAGTTGCGGTTTTAACTATGAACCCACAATTTTCAAAAAATTTTATAGATTTATTAAGAGTTTTACCAGAATCAGAGATATCATCAATAATTAATATACGTCGAATTATTGCGGGAGAAATATCTAAATTAATAGGGGCGCGCGGAGACCCATTTACATGAAGCAGATGCGGATTAAATGATATCATTGGAATATTAAATGTATGTGAAAACATTACCGCAGGAATAAGTCCGCCACGTGAAAGACCTACAACTATATCAAATTTTTCATTTTTAAGTGCAATTTGTGCAAAAATACGTTTTATTGCTTCTAGGTACGCGGGCCAATCAAGTATCATTTTAGAAATTTTTTTATTATTAGCATTACGTGGTGTCGACATTTTATTTTTCTTTCTTTATATAAGGATTAAAAAGATTTTCTCCAGCATGTTCACAATCTTTCCATCCAGGATGATCATCATCTACAGTATCACCCGCAATACAAATTTCAGCAGGATCCGCACAACCGCAATCTAAACACCATGCTCCGGGCCAACCAGACCAATGGTGTTTACCATCTTTACGGCCTTTTAATTGATCATCTATATATTGTTTGAATTGTTTTTCTTCATCAATATCCATAATTATTCCGGAGTATCATGCCAATTATGCTTTAAAACAGCAACCGCGTTGTGATGATGAATCGATTCTTCCGCGATGCTCTTGATTTCATATTTTTGAATTTCTATTTCATCCAATGTAAGTGCAACATCTCGAACCACATCTTCAACAAATTTAGGATTTTCATATGCGGTTTCAGTTACCCATTTTTCATCTTCACGTTTAAGTACGGGAAAGATTGGACAACTAATTTGAGTTTCTATAGTTGCAACTACATCTTCAATCCACCATAAATTTTCATTCGGTACAAATCGAAGCCGAATACAATTTCGTTGATTATGTGCGCCATAATTCGAAATTTCTTTTGAACACGGACAAAGATTTGTACCCATAATAGTTACTTCCATTACAAAATCGTAATTGAAAGTATTATCCTTATTTTGTATTAATCTTCCAATGAATGCAACATCATAATATTGTACACCGCGACGTCTTGATACTGGCGCAAATCTTATAATAGGATACTGAAAAGCAATTTTAATATATCCATCGGTCGATTCTAACTTTTGTACCATCTCCGTAATAATTTTTTCTAGATGATCAGAAGTTAATGTATCAGATTGATACATCATTAATGTTTCCATGAAACGTGACATGTTTACGCCTTTAAACTGTTTATCTATTTTCACATACATAGAAACATTAGCTTGAACATTTTCAGAAAGTCCATCAGTGGGATCTTTTCGTCGAAGTTTAAGCGGAATCTTTATTCCTTCAATACCAACTCGTTCAATAGATTTCCCGCGTTGATCTATTGTATTTTGAAGATCGGGAAGTGTATCTCGATTAACTTTATCAGCCATCAGTTTAGTCCTTTTTTGTACAATGTTCGCATGCACCATTTTGGCCACAAGAACACCGATGTTCTTGTGCGACGTGTTCTTGCCATGCAATATCTTTATCAGTAAGTTCTGCAAATGAATCAGGGGTTTCCCAAATTTTAATTTTCTGTAATCGCGCCAATTTTGGACGGAGCGCATCAATTGATGGTGCTATTTCTTTCCAAATATATTGAAGTATATTTTCAACCGTTGCAAGACGATTATAATCTTTAAAATAAGGAATATTATTAATTAATCTATGATCAAGTCTTTCAACAACTCCTTCTTTTAAAATTCGTTTCAATTCTTTGAAATCAATAACAAACCCCGTTTCTGGATCAACCATTCCAAAAACAGTTATCTCCATGTGATATGTGTGTCCGTGTGGCTCCTCCGTCCCATCATCTTTATATAAACAACATTTATGAAATTTTGCCATATTTTCTTCTCGAGACCATTTAGGATTTAGAAGAAAATGCGCGCAATCAAATGAAAGATGTTTAGTTATTGCGGCCAATTGCATTGGATTCCTCCATTAATCTACTAATTATTTTTTGACATTTTTTTAATCTATTATTTATCGCATTTTGAGCAATTCCAACAGCTGCACTTATTGTGGTTTTAGATTCACCCTCCAAAAGCATTATTAAAATTCTATGTGTTTTAGGATCATTCTTAACTTCACTAAGTAATTGTGATACTAATTGTTTATTTGCAATTTCAGTTAAAAAATCAGAAAAATGTGGAGAAGAAAATTCATGTGCATCTGATATAATTATATTTGATATCCGTAATGAAGATTTACAATTATGACAATATAATGATTGTTCATCTTGTCGTACATTGCATACGGGACAAATTTTATGGGGCCTGCCTGTTTGTGTATGAATATAATTAATTATTTTATTTCGTAATTGTCGAAGCATAAGCCAATGAAATTGTTTTCCTTCTACAGGGTGCCAACTATTAAAAAGTCGCCACATATCAACTAGTAAAATGGAAAAAAGTTCATCGGCATCCCAATTAGATCCTATACATGATTTAGAAATAAATTTTTTAATTATAGGCGTTGCGCAATGAACAAATTTATTAAAATGTTTTTTATCTTTCGTAGTATAAAATTGATTTGCAGTATCATCAATAATCCCCATAATATTGTTATTCGACATTATTTACTCCTTGAAGTAATTCTTTTTCCAATTCTTGAAGTTTTTGTAAAAATACTTCATGAAATCTATATAATATTACAACAAGTTGATTCGAGTCTTGGCCTATAAACCGTTTTTTATCAAAAATATATTGTTGTCGGTCATACCAACACCATAACTTTTCAAAACGTTCAAATAAAACTTTCTTCGATACTATACCAGAATTAAGAATAGTTGTGTAAATTCTTTTTGCACTTATATACAATATTTTTTCAATTTGATCCCGTTGAGAATTAAAATTTTCATTCATTTCATGAATTTCAATATCCCGTAGAACAAAAGTTGAATTATACCCCGCGCGTTCTGCCAATCTATATAACGCTTCCTTAAATTCAATATTTTCCATTCGCATTACAAATTCAAATATACTGGCCCCCGCCTGGCACCCAAAACAATGGAATGAATTAGAATTTGGATATATGCGCATACTAGGATTAACATCAGCATGAAAAGGGCAAACACAGATATATTCGCCGTTTGATTGTTGAATTAAATCTAATCCATAATCTAACGCCAACGAAACGATATCAATTTTTTCGTTTAATGCCGCAGTATCAATCCGGTCAGTAATCTGCGTCGTCGTTTGATGATTGGGTTGCGGTTGAACTGGATTGGTTTCCTGCTGCATCCGTATTTTGAGGGGCACTAGGCGCTCTCCTTACTAAATCATCCCAGTCGCGAATATGATTAGTATCCCGCGCCCAAGATAATGACACTTGACTTTTCTTATGAAATCTACCTTTAATTACATCTATATGAACTTCTTGATTAATTTCATCTTTTTCATCTGAATGAATATGATAGATACCATCACAATGGTGGGTAGATGCGTCAGAGAATGCAACATGTTCCGTACCCGCTTTTTTTGCTTTCAATGATTCTCTGTTCATCTGCGCGGCGGTATAATAAATTGTGTTATTTGCACGCGTCGCTTCTTTTAATTCTCTAAAGACATGATCAAATTTTTCAGTTCGATCTCTATATTTTGAAACCGGTTCAATTAAATTTGCATAATCTATTAAAACAATGTCTGGAACTTTCCCATGAATTTTTCTAAACGTATTAACTTCTGCCTCTATAATACCTGTCGTACATCCTTGTGGGATATCAACAATATAAAATGGGTGTTGTATTTGTGCCTGATCTCTTAAAAATTTAAAATACCTTTCTTCATCGGCAGGCGTTAATTGTTGTTGTAAAATTCGAGTTAAAGAAATTTGAGCTTCACGAGATTCCCACATTTGCTGGATCATTTTAAGTTCCATTTCAATCGTACAATACATCACGTTTTTACCAGCTTTTGCAGCATTGCAAGCAATGTTAAATAGAAATCGAGATTTACCCATACCAGTTCTGCCGATAATTAAATACAATTGCTGCGGAAACATTCCACCAGTTATATCATCTAAAGATTTAATATTATACGCAACGCCTTTATATTTTTCAGGATGATCTCTTCGATCTATATAACTTTGAATCCGTTCTTCTGGATCATCAAAAATCCATTTACGTGAAACATTAGTAATTGTATTTCCTTTAAGAATATCTGTAGTGATTCCACTATAAATTTTTACAGGATCTGTATCATCTTCAAGACCCGTTTGAATTATTTTATAGACAGAATATAAACGACGTTTTGCAGCCAAAGAAGTAAGTTCATCAATATAAAATCGTAAATATTCATCTAAAGGTAGTGCTTTAATTTCTCCAAACAATAATAATATTTCAGATTTCCTATTTGGATCATTTTTAGTAAGCCATTTTATAAGTATTTCTCTATTAATTGGCTTAAAAAATTTATGATAAAATCGTACAATTATTTCAAATAAATATTTATGAGATTCTACATAAAAATCATCGATATTCAATAAATTAATCCCGTACTCTAAAGATGTTTCATCTTGGAGTAATCCATTAAGTACGGATTTTTCTGTTTGTGCGTTAAAAAATTCAGCCATTGATTATTCTATCATTAATAAATATAGTGAACGCAGCAACGTCTGCGCATTCTTTTATTGCATTTTCAAAATTTTGTTCATTTAATGCATTTTCAAGTTCATCTGTTTCTTCTTTTAACCGAGACAATAAATATCTATAATCTTCCGTTCGCCAGCCACCTTTATGTAAATTTTTATGTAATTTTTCTTTTAAAACAATTACAAACTGATCTACGATGTTATCAATTTCTTGTTTACTCATCGCCATTTAATAAATCCTTGTTCCGCTGACTAAGTTTTGGCCGATAATTTCCAACAAACGTAATTTCAATTAAATCCTCTTCAAATGCTGATACTATTGTTTTACCTAAAGTAGCCCCTAATTGAGACATTACTTTATTCGACGTGACGATTAATGGTTTACCCACGTAAGAACGTTTTTTAAGTAATCCTTCTAATAAATTTTGAACTTTTTCCCCATTATCTATAAATATTTTATCTATTTCATCAATAATTAAGAAATCTATTTGGCAAATTATTGTTTCAAGATCTTTCTGTATATCATTATCGAATAACGCAGCGAATGCAATATCTACTAAATCTCGTTGAAGAATAAAATATCCGGTATATCCAAGTTCAAGTGCTTTTCGTAATATTAATGTAGCAATAAAAGATTTCCCCGCGCCATTTTCACCTTGTAAAAATAATCCTTTGCCCAATTTAAGCATTTCATCAAGTTTATCATTATATTGCGCAACCAACGCCATATTTTCTGTATTCTGTGCTATGAATTCAGGATCTAAATCATGTTTTGTCAATGCATGAAATTTTTTAGGCAAGTTCGCTTGAATTAAACCGTACTCTTGATTAAATTGTTTAACACATTCACATTTAATAGGTCCTTGAGCAGTTTCAAGAATTCGCCGACCTTTGCAAATAGAACAATTATCGCAATATTTTTTACGAAGAGTATCAATAATTTCTTGAGAAACTTTAAATGCATCAGATTCAAACATTAGAATGATCCTATAATATCACTAATATCTTTATGAGTTTTCGGTGCGATCGCTGCAATTTTTTTAAATGCTTCTGGAGAAGTTTGTTGGCGTCCATTAGTAGCACCTTTCCATTGATACAACATTGAATCACTTGTAATTAATGGAATAGATGCAATAAATTTTTTATTGAAAGAGTGTTTAAATAACCATTCAATCATATTTTTATATTCATAATTATCACTAATTTCTTCATGGCAATCTCGAAATTGTTTAATACGCAATGCAAATGCTTTCCACTGTGCGCCCCGTATTGCAAAATCTGTTTTATACTTATCTTGAAATAATTCTTGAAAAAGTCGTATGAAATGATGCGTATTCCATTTTTCTACTGGCGCAAGCATATCTATTTTTGTTGCGGATCCTTTAACTATTAAATTTTTCTTTTTTGGCAAATCATATACAATATCTGGTTTATTACGAAGTTGTTCTATTTCTTGCTTCAATGACATATTTTCACTTTTATATTGTGCTAATCGCGCACGAATACTAAAGAGCCATCGATCTACTTGAATTGGATCTTCTCTAATTAAAAATATACTCATAATTATTTAACTTCTTTTACTACTGTTGCTTTTGTTGCTTTTACCAGTTCGCCATTAGCCCAATTAATTTCAACTTCTTTCTTTTCATAAACTTCATTTACTGCATCTATATAAAGTTGCATTCCTTGCGTATACAATATACGGCCTTCGATAATAAGTTTATCCCCCAAAGGTGTGAAATCCATGGCGACACTATCTAATTTTTTAGCTTCATCAAAACGAATAAGACCTTCAGTAAACAATTGTTCGCATTCTTTCCACATATATGGTAAATATGTTCCTAATGCAATTTGTATTTGTTTTTCTTGTTCTGTCATTTTGTTTTTCTATACACAACTTTAAAACTAGGTTCACTTCTATATAAACGTTCTCGTTTCTTACTATGACTCCGTAAATATTTATAAGGGTCCAAAAAATCAACCACTATTGCGTGTTGTTTATTTTTAAATGGGGTTAAACATCGAAGGCGTTGAAAAACCTTTATAGCTGATTCGCCGCCGGCGGCAATGATTGTTGCATCTAATGAAGGTATATCAATTCCTTCATCCCCAAGAGTTGTTATCAAAACTTTTAATTGTTTAACACGTAACTGATGCCACAATGATGCTCTATCTTTAGATTTTGCTTGAGAAAATTTAGCCCCCGGAATTTTTTTAACTAATTCTTCACCATGTTTAATTTTGTTCACTAAAATCATGCAACTTTTACCGCGTTTAGACAAATTGGACACAATATTTGAAATTATATCATTACGAAAATCGTTTTCAGTAATTGCTTGTTTATAAAGTGTCGCGAATGGTTCATCATCGGAAATACTCAATGTTTTTGGAATTTTAATAAGATGAATTGTAGGTTGCACCAAAAATCCGTCGTTAATTAATCTGCTGTAATTGATTTCATATATTATAGGTCCTAATAATCCTTCCATTAATAAATTTGTATTATCTTCACGAAAAGGCGTCCCAGAACATCCTAAAATATATTCTGCCGAATAACATTTATTTTGTAAAATAAATTTATGCGTATTTGATACTGCATGATGACATTCGTCGACCCATACAAATTTTGCACTTTCGACTAACTGTTGAATTAATACCTTTTTTTGTTGCATTGGGGTACGTTCTTGTTCTTTTTTAGGAATCTTTTCCTGAATATCATACGCCGCCGCCAGCGATTGTATAGTCGTAATTGTTATGTCTTGAATATCACATTCACCATCCCCAATAATGCCCACTTTGACACTTGGAAGAAATTTTACAAATTTTTCTTTTGTTTGTTTTGCAATATCAATACTTTGACAAATACTAAGTACCGGAAATATTGCAAGTCGCGAAACTAACATAATTTCACAAATCGTCTTGCCGGATCTTGGCCGCGCCCAAATAATACCCCGTTTATTATCCATCGCAAGCTTAACGGCATCTTCTTGATAATTTCTGGGCAACAAATCTTCTGTAGGAATAGTTGTTCCACAATTATATTTCGGTCGTAAATCTTCCACATCATATGGAATATTATATTGTTTTAATCCTTCAAGTACATAAGGTAAAAGTCCTGTTGGAAAAACCCCGGTTTGAGAATTAAACAAATGTTTCCGGCCGTCCCACGTGTCTCTAACCCAAGAATTTCCACTCATGGCTTTAATAAAAAAATTATTATGTATTTCATAAGATAGAAAACTATCTAAATATCCCCATAACTCAGTTAAGTATGGATAACTGTTGTCCAAAACCACGAGTTTGGCCCCAAGAGATTTTATAATTAATTTAATAGGGCTTTTTTGCAACTTTAGAGCCTTCCATTCTTTTTAAACAACGCGCCTCGACAAATATAGCAAACGTACCATTTACTTGTCTACTTATTTTACACCCTTGCTTTAAAATAATTTCATAACCTAAAGCAAGTGCAATATCTTTTGTTGGCGCCTCAACTTCATAAACAGTATAAAAAGAATCTTTTTGAAACCGTGCAAACACATCCCACTCATGCATAAGTCCAAGCGCTTTTTGTACTTCATATTCAGCTTTGTTCAAAATATTCCTCAATTGCTTTAATAACTTGTAATGGGGATGGGCGCCAAGTATCATGCACAATCATTTGTACGGGCACATTAAAAGGATTCCAGCATTTACTGTGTCTATCTATATTCTTTTCTGCTTCAGATTTAATTGTCCAAATTAATCTAGGTGTTTTACATAAAGCTGCAAAATTTAAAAGTCCATCAGAACAACCTACACAAAGTTTACTACTGGCGAGAATATCAGCTACCTCATTTAATGGAATACCGCGTAAATCAATTGTTCCATCTATGCCATTAGATGCTGATAGATGTCCTACGCATGCGATACGCATATTACTAAAATGCGCAACTAAAGCATCCCAATTTTCTATTGGCCAATTTTTCTCAGGCCATGCTTTTTTATCCGTACGATTCCGCGCATGAATGACAATATCAAATGCTTTATCTTTATTTGGATTCCCGTAAGAGATAAATTCTTGATCGGGTGGCGTAAACATCTCTAAAACCGTAAGACCTGAAAGTTTTTTACGTTCTTGCAACAAGGCCGAAAGAAATTTTCGGGGATCCAACCAAGTAGTATCTAAAGGAGGAGCAAATATTCTATTTATATAATTTTCATCTAAACCATAATTCGCCCACATCGTAACGTCTTCTGAGGGCGGGGTAAAAGGTAAAAATTTATGTGCAAAATCTTGATAAAGAAATTCTTTTCCAGGGCGTGAACAAACAGTTATGTGATCGTATTGTTTGGCAATTTTACGTAAATATGCTTGCCAACAAAATAGTTCCCACCCGAACTCACCTACCCATGGCCCTGCCCATAACTTACGTTGTTTCATTTTTAATTTCCAATAAACAAACTGTGGTTGCTTCCGACGTTAAATGTTCAACAGAACATGCGGCTTCTTCGGAGCATTCATTCCACTGTTTATCGTCCTTTTTGTAAAATTTTTTCTCTACAATTGTCCAATCACCGACTATTTGTTTAATACGTCCTGAGTCGTAAAACATTTGATCATGGACGCCTTCTTTAAACTTGCCCGTTTTACGTAAAATTTCTGTATTTCGATTTATATCCGGATTAAAGAAATACGCAGTTTTCCCGACCGGAAAAGTTAACAGTAAACTCCCATCTTTTTTAACTAAAGTCTTCATATTGGCAACAGCTTTAAGATCAGCCTGGAAATTCTCATAATTTGATGCGTATCCTGCGGGAACAATGTGTTCTATTGTTGAAATGGCCATAACTATATCAAATTGTTGTTGCGCAAGTTCCTCAGGTAAATTAACTATATCCCCTTGAATCCATTTAAATCGTTTAATCAATTCTTTCCACGCAGATTTTCGATCGGCGCCGACGTAAAGAGATTGTCCAGTTATTCGGGAAAGATCGAAATCTAGACCGGTATAATCGATTCCTAAATCTAAAATTTCATTTTGATAAAAACTTCCCGCAAACCCAACGTCTAAAAGTGTTCCGGGTTTAATTGTTTTTAAACGATTAAGAAGCCACGGTACTTCTATCGACCGTTCATTTGAGAGAGATGCCCAATCAATTTGTATACGAAAACTTTCTTGATATTTTCGTTCCATATCTTTAAATGGATTTGCCATAAAAATTTTTCACCGTTTTTATAATATATGTAAGATCTTCAGGTTTCAACCACCAACCACATGGAATACAAATATGGTGTTGCATAAATTCTTCAGCGCCCGTAAGAGGAGTGAGCGTACGCGCATCGTTAAATCCCGTATAAATATTATTATTGATATGCATTTGCGATGTATGTATTTTACATTTATTTAAATATTCCATCAATTGAATTGGATCTTCACAAAGAAATGTAGATACCCAAGAAGTCGACGCCCCCGTCCAAGAACGCTCTAAAATACCTCGTAAAGAATTAGTTAAAAATACATCATTATTATTATAACTACGAAGGCGCGATTTTAATATCGAATCTTGAAGTTGTGTCGTTCCAATCGCTCCAGCAATATTATTCATATGAAATTTAAATCCAATTTCTGGTATATCCGATGACCAATTAATTTCACCGTTCGATGTTCTAAAGCTGTCCCTATTAATTCCAAACCATTTAAGGTTAATTGCACGTTGCATTAAATCTGTATCTTTAAATTGCATTGCGCCACCGTCACCCGTTGTAATATGCTTTATAGCTTGGAATGAATAGCATATAATATCTGCCAAATTTTTTGGAATTCCTCCAAAAGCTTGTGCCGCATCTACGATTAGTGGAATCCCCAATTCTTTACATACCTCTGAAACTTCTTTAAGTGGCCCGATGTCACCGCCCCAGCATACATATATAAGTGCCGCAATTTTAAAATCTAATCCTTTATAACGACATTCATTATATGCTCTGCGAAGAGTTTTAGAAGTAATCATGCCATGCTTAGGATCTACATCAACCCAAATAGGTGTTGCGCCAAGATTAACAATTGAAGCATTTGAAGCCACGCATGTTACCGGAGTTGATAATACATAATTATTAAATTCACTTGCTCCAAATAATTTTAACGCGAGATGAATTGCACTTGTACAAGAATTAACTGTAATTACATTATCGCATTTTAAAAACTTTTTTAGTTCGTCTTCAAAAGATTGAACGCATTTCCCCTCAGCTAAATATCCTGAGTACATAACTTTCTGCACTAAATAACCTGCAGTGGCCGGCATATATACTTTAAAAAGTGGAATCATGCTAAACCATTTAAATATTTTTGTAAGTTGCAAATAGGGCCATTGATTAAACATGAATTACAAATTGCACTATTATTTAAATTTGTAACTAATAACATTTTTTTACACTCAATACAATATTGTCCAGTACCGAGCGCAACTTGTATTTTCTCTTCTTCTTCAGTCATCTTATATTGAAAGATTTTCTTCTTCTAACATTTTTTCTAATAATTTTTTACTCATAACATGATCTTTCGATGAATAATTTGTCATCATCTCTTCATGAAGCTTTTCTGTAGGATAAGGAAGCATTACCTTAATACTACCATTATTAAATTTTGCATAATATTCCGCAAGATGCATAATTTTAACCGATTTAAGCATTGGGATAACAAATATACCATCAGTCCCAAATAAATCAATGGTTTTATGTGGGAATACTTTCTTTCCTGTAGTATAAGTTAAAGTTTGACAAATTAAATCGACCGCTTTTTCTAATGAAATGAAAAATCGAGTCATTTCTCGATGGGTGACATAAAAAGTATCCCCGGATATTTTTGCTTTTTCACGAAAAAATGGAATTAAAGATCCGGCAGAATTAAGTACATTCCCATATCGAACTCCGCAAAATAATTTTGGATGATGCATGGCAATATTATTAAGATGTTTTTCAGCAAGTGCTTTAGTCATACCGTACAACGTTGTTGGATTTACTGCTTTATCCGTTGATACCATGCACATAACAGTATTATATTGTAATGCTGCATCCGCAACATTAATTGTGCCTAAAATATTTGTTCGTACCGCTTGTTCAGGGTTTTCATCGCAAATTCGAACATGCTTTTGTGCAGCAGTGTGTATAACAATATCCGGAGCGTGTAAATTAAACACTTTAAAAACATCGTTCGAATTACAAACATCTCCTAAAACATAATAAATACGTTGTTGTTTATCTGCAACTGCAAGATTACTTTGATATTTTAAACGTTGCTGAAACTGTTTTTGTTCGCCACGAGAAAATACAATAATAGTATGATCGGTTTCATTAACCAACCTATTTACAATACACGAACCTAAACTACCTGTGCCACCCGTAATTAAAATTTTCATTCTTTCACCTTTGCGGGAACTCCAAATGCCAACTTGCCTGCGGGAATATCTTTAACTACAACTGATCCAAGACCTATATAACATTCATCACCAAGAGTAATTCCATTCTTTATTATCGACGTGGCCACCCACGCGCGGGCGCCAATTTTTACACTGCCTGCAATCATAGTAGATGCAACTATCCGTGCATTTTCACCAATTTCAACAGAATGTGCAACATGAATAAGATTATCTAACATTGCCCCTCGATGAATAATAGTATCCTTAAACATTCCGCGATCAATACAAACACACGACCCAATTTGAACATTATCTTCAATAATTACACTTGCCATATGCGGCCAATGCCATATGCAATCCATTTTTGGATCATAATCTTTTTCAAATCCTTCGCCGCCAATAACTGTATTCGGTTTAACGATAACGTTATTTCCTATCTTTACGCCACTATAAATAAAAATGTTTCCAATTAATCTTACATTTTCACCAATTTCTACGTCTTCTGCAACATGTACCCCCGGACCTACATAACAAGATTTTGGAAAATCTTCAGGGCGCTTAAATTTGGGATAAACCTCAATCACACTATTTGCCATCATACGTGCAAAAACGATCGCAGGATCTTCACTAATAAGAAATATAAATAGTTGATGCTTTTTTGGTTTTGCAATCTTATGAAATATATATGGAAGTAACACAACAGATTGTTCTGCTTTTTCTAACCGGTGTATAGCGTTTTCAATAGTTTCTTTTGGTTTACAATGACAAAATGTAATCGTATTAGGAACATTATCTCTCAATCCTGAGAAATAATGATCTGCACTTATCATCGCCTGTATATTTCCTACAAGTATTGTGCCGGCGGTTTCTTGAAATATTGTTGAATCAATGTGTTTATATATACTATCTATCGCATCTACAAGATAATTTTTTTCACATGACAATGGTTTCAATTTATAGATCATTTACATGCCTCATAAATATTGAATTTCGGGCAAAGCTTTTTTATAAAATTCCGTAATACTCATACCCCATTTTTGTCGAAATAGCTCAAATGGATTAATTACTACCGGCCTTTTTGAAGACCCCGAATGTCCAAAATGATATACTATCGAATCTGCGATACTTCGAAAATCATAAGATTCTCCTGCGGTTGTTGCAGCTTTCCAAATTTTTGCTTTTATATCTACATCTTCACCGAGTTTAAATTGTTCATCATATCCCCCTATTTCATTCCAGACTTCACGTGAAATTAAACCGGCGCCACTAATCCATCCTTTATTATCTTCTGTTATATTGCGTAAGTCTAAATAATATTGATTGAATGCAGTCTTATTAAATGTTTTTGGAGTTATCCCAAAAGATTGAATATTAAATCGTGCAGGCTGGTGTAAATATTTAGGATAATATAAAGTTGGACTAAGCCACCAATATTTTTGATTTGGAATTGCTTCAATAAGTGCTTTATCCCATCCCGGTGCCACATATATATCGTCATCTAGAAAAATAAAATATTCGCCTTTTGCGTATCTATTAAATAATCGATTTAAAGGTGCTGCACAGAATTCATTTTCAATACTTGTAGTACATATTGCAATATTTGCTTTTCCCTGCCACTTATCGACGATTTGTTTATCTTCAGATGTACAACTATTTAAATGAATTAAAATTTCATATGTCCCTGAAGTATTTTGAACAATACTTTGTAAGGTTAAATCCAAATATTCCGGATTATTTAATGATACAATCGCAATAGAAATCATTTTTTTAATGTAATCCCATTACTAAGTTTACAACAATAATTATTAATAAAACGTACAACAATATCTTTTCCATAAATCTTTTTAATAATTTTTAACAAATTTACACGGGCATCTATCTGTACCTTCTCGATATGTGTCTGTATTTGTATTGTCCTTGCACATAAAAGTTGTGCTTCTACAGTAAGTCTATTGCATTTAGCTATGAATCGTATAATTCTTTGAATACGATTAATTTCTTTTTGCAAATTTTTAATTGAATCTATAGTTTTTAAATATTCTCGCCATGCTGCTTGAAGAAGGGTTCCAAGAGCTTCTTGTATTTTTTCTTCTTTTTTATTCATAATAAATCTTCAAACAATTTAGTATATTCTTTACCTACTCTTGTATACCCTAAATTGTTTATGACCCATTCACGTGAATTTTTAGATAATTGTGAGTAGTCCGTACAATTTAATACTATTTTTAAAACATTTTCTAATGTTGAAACAGTTACAGATTGGACAGGTATACCATCAAACCGAGAAGTTAATTTAAACACATCAGGACTTATATATGTAAACGTCGGTACGCCCATTGCCATTGCTTCCCAAGTAGATCGTCCGGGATTTCCTAATGTTTGAGATAAATTTTGAAAGAAAAACATACATCTAGATAATTCTTGTAATCTATCCCACCAAGATGCCGTCGTTCCTGCAACCATTTTCCATTCTGGATAATAACTCTTTTGGAGTAATTGTTTCAACAATTGAATATAATTTTTATATTCTTGATCAGCTTTATTATAGAAGCCTATTGTATTAGGCACCTTATCTTTATTAGGTTTAAGTAAATCAGTATCAACCGCATGTGGAATATATTCAACGGGAAATTCATTCAAATATTTTAAAAATAAAGGATCCTGCACAATTACTCTGGATCCATCACGATAATTTCGAATATTTTGATTTGCGACCGTATGTCCAATTCTATAACTAGTGCCCGTAAACGTGTACGACTTAACTTTTTTATATGGGATTTGAAGGTTAGCAAAAAGCGGAAATCCTTCACGTTCGTTATTCCAACAATGAATTAAATCTGCTTTATCAATCAATTCTTTAACTTTACTGTAATTAATTGCAGTAGTTGGATCAATTTTTTTATACATAAGAGGACAAATAACTTCTGCAGGAAAATCGTAAGGAGGTTGAGAAAGTACTATATGATGTGCTTCAATCTGTCCAACACGATTAACTGCCTGGCATGCATTATAAGCAGAAGCAGCAAAATCCGCAAGACATAAAAATACTACAACTGGTTTACGATTTTCAGCCATCGTTCTACAAATCTTTCAGGAGTATATTCGTTAACGCATTCGCGTCCTTTTTGTATAATCTTATTTTGAAGACTTTCATCTGCAAGTAATTTTTTTAACTGTTCTTTAAGACTATCAGGATTAAATGGATTATGGTAAAGAACACTATCACCATATTGTTCTCGAAATATAGGAATATCACTTATAATAACGGGAACATCACAGAATAACGCTTCTATAGGTGAGAGCCCCCATCCTTCAAATATTGATGAAGTAATTAATACTTGAGAAGATTGTAATTCTTTTATCATATCTTCTCGAGAAAGATCAGGTTTAAATATTACATTATTTCCTGCTTCTTTTTGAAGTCGACTATAATAATAAAATTCTTGATCGTTTACAATTCCTACATTAACAAGTGGGATATTTAACTCTTTTGTTACTTTTTGAGCAATTTCAAATCTTTTATGCGGAGTAAATCGACTAATTTGAATTACTTGATTCTTCTTTTGTCCTTTTTTAAGATCGCGCGTATCCGCATAAAAATATATTTGATCCGCATCTATTCCACAATTCACCAATATCGTTTGTGTAAATTTACTGGCTGCAATAACTTTTGTACATTGCTTAAGTGTATTTACATACATTTGTGTACGCATCGCATGTTCAGGAAAAATATTTGGGATATCCCAAACCCAACATATAATAGGTTTTTTATATTTGATACTTGCAGGGAATGCTTTTTCTAACATAGATGCACTCCCACACCAAATAAATTCACAATTTTTATCGCATGAATTTATAACTGGATCAAATCCTTTTAGATAATCTAAAAATAATTGATGCCATTTATTTGGAGAATAGTGTGCGAATCTAATCATGTAAACCTTGTTTAAATGGCGATGTATAATTTGGGTCTTCCATAAGTCGCCAGTATTGATGTATTCGAACTTTTAATGTATGATTTTTAAAAACTTCTTCCTGCCCTTGTTTTGCAATCTCAAGACGTTCTTTCTCATGCTCTAACCAATATTGAAATTTTTGTTCAAGATTTTCATATGTACCATCATAAATATCTAAATGTTCGCCAGGATTAAATAACAATTCAATATTTTTAATAGGATTTCCCAAATAAAATATCCCGCAACCGAGCGCTTTAAATATTCTATCCGAGGTTGTAAACGATCCTGAATATTCATATGACGTTTGAAGCCAATTCATACCAATTGCAATTTTAGCCTGATTGTAAGAATCTACCATATCTTCGCCAAACATATGCCAATGATATGCGACTTTAAATTTTTTAGAGAGTCTATTTAAAATTTCTTTTCGATGCACATCCAACCCACCAAGAAATACTACATCAAATTGGCGGTTTTCAGGTAAACTTGATCGATAATATGTATTATCATAATATTGAGGCATCCAAACAATTTTATTTGTTTTATTTTTATATTCTTGTGCAATTGCTAAAACAGAAGTAATAATTATATCAGGAATATGTAAACGTTCTTCCCAGGTTTTTCGACGATCATTACTATTCGCATCTGCGTCCCAAAGAAGTAATTTAGCGCGCTGTTTTATTTGTTCAAGAATTTCAACTGGAAGTGTTCGAGAACCGGTTAAAAAAACCCAATCTGGTTTCTGTTGATCAATAATACGTAAAATTTCTTTATGAGGTTGTTCGAGAATACCAGAAGTTGCATTTAACCCTTGCCGGCGTGCTTCCTCATAAATAAGTTTACCATTTTGCCAAGGAGAACACCATTTTCCTAATACATGTACTTTCATTATTTAGATTGTTTCCGTGCTTTAATTCGATAATAAACCACTGCCCCGACAACAACCATAGTAAGTAATGAATTAATTGTGCGTTCTAAAATATATCCTATAGAATTTTGACCTAAATATGTAAGAGTAGTTGTAGCAAGAACTCCAACAAGCATAAGTGTAATAAACAAAAGACTTACGTCTCGAGACGACTGTGTTTTACACATCCTAATTATTTGAAATATTCCTGAGACCGTAAACGCAATTCCTGCAATGATTGATAATATTATTTCGATCATTTTTTACCTCTATTTGTTTTAAAGAAATGTTCAAGTCTTCCAACACCTATTAAAACCGCCATAATAAAAATTGTTATTATAAATGCATCTAAATACAACATTGCACCGATCATCATTCCTACTGCGCCGCAAACCCATATAGTTGCAGCAGTCGTCATCCCTTGGACATGTTCCTTTTCATGAATAATTGTTCCGGCGCCAATAAATCCAATCCCTACAACAATATTGGCAGCAATTCTTGTAGTATTCATGTCCGCGATTAATGAAGAGAGGTATGTAAAAAGTGCCGCGCCCAGAACTACTAACATCGTAGTACGAAGTCCTGCGGGTTTATCTAAAAATTCTCTTTCAATTCCTATTATAAATCCGCAACTTAATGATACAATTGCAATGGTAAGAATTGGATTCCAATTTAACAATTGCATCCACAAAATTTGAAACATATCAATGATCATTTAATGCATTACTCCATTTATCTTTAAGAACATGCCATGAAAAAGATTCTTCAATTATTCTACAATTCTGTTTGCCAATTTCTTCCATTAAATCTAAATTTTCCGCCGCAAATTTCATTTTATTCATAAGGTCTAAAACCGAACAATCATATAGTGGAATATCTCCATAAGGAAGCATTGATTGATGATACACTTTTACTAATAATGGATAATCTTTAGAAAACCGTTCATTCATAGGTGGCGCGTCTGTTGTTATAACCGGAAGTCCGCAAGCCATTGCTTCGGGTATTGGAAGTCCTAGACCTTCGCGCCGGGACGGCGCAATATATATTTTACCCCCTTTATAAATATCAATATTATTATCGAAATCCATATTTGCAATTGATACATTTTGTAGATGTCTTTGAATTTGACTATGTTCAAACTCCGCACGTTGGCCGCGTATATGCATATCAATACTTGGATACATGCACCACAATTGTTTAAATGCGGTAAGAACTTTATCAGTTCCTTTTCTAAATCCCGCTCCACCAAATCCTTCATTATGTAAAAATATAACAGGTTTATCTAAATGTTTTGGATTAAAATAGGCTGTATCTGTTGGCCAAGGTAAATATACAAAATTTCCTTTCCATCCCTTTTGTTGATAAAAACCATACCCGATCGCAGTTGGATGAATCACAAGATCAATATATTTTTGATATGGAATAAATTTTTCCATCCCAATACTATCAATCATTGGAATTAAAACAACTTTTTTGCCTAGTGAATGGAGTTCTTGAAAGAATTCAAAATTAAACGGGGTCTCAATAATAACTACAACATCTGGATTACATATATTAAGATATTCATAAAGTTGTTCTTTTGTAGGTTCTAAGTCAGCATACGTATGAGGAATATCAATATCTAAAATATTTTTAGGATCTTTGATAGGATGACGAATAATCATTTGACTATTTACAATTTTTTGTCCACGGAGTGCACGTGCCATCTGTCCAAGGCCTGAATTATTATTGTATGAAATTATACCTACCATAATCGAACCCATCCATTTTTATGTCGCGCACATGATAATCCGCGACAATTACCATGATCTTTCATGTAGACCTGTAAGGCTTGTTCATAAGTAGTCGCCCAAACAAGAAAAGGCCCATCACCCATTCCAGAATCATCTACTTCATTTTCATCAAAAAATTGAAACCATTCTAATGCACCTAATGCCATTTGTACTTCAAACTCTTCCTCTGTAAGAAAAGAATTTTTTAATGTTTTAGGTGCTTCTCCAAAATCTTTAATTTTATTTTCAATCATTTTATTTTTTATACGCATGGTTTTACGTATTTTGCTTTCATATACTCTCCCAATGCATCTGCCCATTATCTTTAACATAATATCCATGCGCAACTAATCCTAACTTATAAAGTGCTAACTCTGGCCACTCGCTACAAGCTCGATTTATAGCATCTTTTTCGTTAATCGCTATAACATATTTATAATAAACCTGTCCAGTATTTGGACTCAAATCTCGAGGAATCCTTACAGCGAAGTGTCTCAAGGGCCCTAATGCTTTTTGAACTTCAAATTCTTCTTCGGTCATTGTTTACGATACTCAATCTTATAAGGTTCTGCCATCATTACCGTTTTATTAATCTTATCGAGAAGTTTTTGAATATCCTCATTAGAATCTACTCGTACAGGAATTATCATTTCAGAGTTTAAAGTTCTTTCTACGGAAAGACTTTCTTTAAGCCCTAAAATTCTTTGAATAATTTGTACCAATTCAAGAATTTCTAACTCATTCCAAGAATCATCATATTTGAAAAAAATTTCATACATTTTAATCGTCGTCGCCATTAATCCAAGCATCGTTATCTTTATCATGTCCAACTATATATCTATATGCGTGTAAATGTTGTCGCGCTTCTTCAGAAAAGTTATACTTCTTTATTATACGATCAATTGCATCTATAGGACTAATCGCCTTTGTTATCGCTTTTAAAAGCCATGTCTTACTTCCCTTTTTGTCTACTAAGGAAAATAAATCATTTTCTCTATGTACATATTTACAATCTTTACGTTCAACTATAAAAATAGGTAAAGTTCCGAGAGCGCGTTGAATTTCATATTCTTTTTGATATTTCATCAATAAAACCCTTGGTAATCTTATCTATACTATAATTTTCAAGAACGTGTTTCTGGCCCCGACGAACAATTTGCTCTCTTTTATCTTCATGTTTGAGGAAATACTTAATTTTTTCAATCAGGTCTTCATAACTCGTGGGAGCATAAGTTATGCAATGTTCCCCAGGTATAAGCATGTTTTCCAAGCCCTCTACAGCCTGTGTTAACAAGAACCCGCCTGATCCAATACACTTAAATGCTCGATTAGATAGTCCCAATTCATATTGCGGCAATAAATCATTTACAAAATTTAAATTAATTTTAACCCGCAAGAAAAATTTTGCCAGATCGGGGCCTACAAGAACTCCTTCACCAATAAATTTATCCAACGGAAAATCAGGATCTATCCCTGCAATTCCTCCCCAGAGCCATTGGGTGCCACCTGCAATTTTTAATTTATATTCATCTTTAAGTAATTTACGTAAAAACTCTAATCGAACTGTAGATTGTTCTAAATTTACCCCTCCAACAAAACCTAAATCAGAATTCTCATAATATTGCAGGCGCTTTTCATAATTACCATGAAACCGGGGATCAAAAAATTGAGGCGCCCAGATAACATCACCGAAATAATTTCCTTCTTTAAGTTTTGGAATAATTCCTTTTGTTTCTACTAATGCAAGATTATAAATTCCTTTTATACGATCAAACCAAAGGCCTCCGGGAGAATCTCCTGGCCCGTATTCGTCTGGAATCCATTGAACTAAATAAATTCCTACATTTTTAAGTTGATTTAAGGCATTATGATCAAATGTGCGCCCTTGCGTAGTTAAACAAAAAGCAGGGCGAAATTTTAAAATTTGTTCAATTGATTGAGGACTAAAAGGAAAATTTCTAACGTTATGCCGTTGTAGAGTCCACGCTTGCCCAATTCTTATACCATTTTGGGAAGCATCATTTGTATTTCCAATTATCGCTATGCGCATACAATATATTATACAACAGGTACCTGAAATTTCTTCCAGGTACCTGCAGTTAATTAAGAGCGGGATACTCCTATTTAATCAATCGGGATTTTGGCGCTCTGTTCTTTAAATGCTTTAGAAACTCGTTGTGCACGCCCTTTAAGTTGTTTTTCTACAACGTTTCCAGTAAAATATAGCCCGCAAAGCTGTCCCCAAAAAGTAAATAAATCTGCTGCGGATTCAACTTTACCCACCCATGTGAGAATAAATGATGTGAATAAAAGTCCTAGAAAAACTATAAATTTTTTACTTTGAATTCCATAATCAAGCAGGTCGCCGCCGTTATTTTTTGCAGTTTGATATCCACCATAAATATCTGTCCCAAAGAAAATCCCTGCAATCATCGTCCAAAAATTAAATAATACAGTAGTTGAATCAATTAACGCGGGTTTTCCTAAAGTTAACCCTAACGAAGCTATGTACACTACAATAAGTGTCCAAAATTTCCGGCTTTTAAAATTATTTGTCATACATAACCTTTTTAAATACTTTCAACCAATTTTCTTGAAATTTTTCAGGACTGAAATTAACTTGTACTACTTCACGCGCGTTTTCAGCCATTACTTTTGCGTGTTCGAGATGATTTAATAATTCTTTTATACCACAACGAAGTTCAACGATGTCATCTGAAATAATTCCATGAATTTTATTTTTAAATAATCTACCTACTTCACATTTTGCAGTTGAAACAATTGGCGTCCCTACAGCAGCCGCTTCTAATAATGACATCGGTATAGGCGACATTTGGGAAGGGTTAAAATATACACCAGCGTTTACTAATAAATCTAAAACTTCTTCACGACTACGACGTCCTTTTGCATATGGTTTAATATTATCGTTTCCGTATCCAAACAATTGAATTTGATCTTTTGGAAAATAAGGTTTTCCAGAAAGACCTAAGACATTCGCCCAAAAAGTAAATCCACATGCCCAATCGCGCGTAATAAATTCGTTGGTAGTAGTCATTATTGTTTTACTATCGTACAAAATCTTCTTTGGAAAAGCATCTACATCAATTGAATGGTAAATATAAGAAGAATTCTCATCGTGTTCATAGTCCCAAGCTTTTTTAGAAGATAGCGTAATAAATACTGTATGATCTACAAATTCATGACGCACGTTTTTCCAATGGTTTATTTCACCCGGATGATTATTTTTTGGCCATGTATGCTCTAGAAAGATAACTGGAAGATCGCCCCAAAGATTACTAAACGTCTCTATAAATGGGTGCCAGTGAATAAGAACTAAATCAAAATCCTGTATTCTAATATCGCGCGCTTCAATACCTTTTATATTATCAGGTTTACTTACATTTTCAGGCCAAATAAATTTAGGTTTTTTATCTGCGGGCCAAACACCAGTAGAATCGATAACATGGTAAAATTCTACTCCTGGAATTTTAGAAAGTGCTTGTTGATAACTTTCATGAGCATAATGTGTAAGAATTCTAATCAATTGGTTTCCCGCATCCTAATTTTGCTTGTAATTCTAATGGAAATAATCCCCATTTTTTACGAAATACGTGGTGTACATCCCTGCGAATCCCATGCCCCTCAGGTATTTTAGTAGTTCCTATACATTCAAAATGATACATTCCACAATCACAAACTCCTCTAAACTCATATGGAACATTTTTCTTTTTTGCCGCAAAATAAATTTTCGCAATTAAATCTGGATCAGTCCCAAAACCAGGATAAAATTTTTCATCGAATCCCCCAATTTCATCCCACAATTCTTTCCGGATAAATACTGGGCCTAAAATACTAATTATATCTTGTTTAATTGTTCGTCTATCACGCCATTCTTTTAAAAATTTTTCTTCATTCTCTTTCCATTGTTTCGAAGTTTTACCATAAAAAATAGGTGCATGCATCATTGGATTTTTATGCGTTGGCCCAAACATAACTCCTGTAAGATATTGATAACGTATTTCGGGATTCATTTTTGTAATTAAAATCTCATCCCACTTAGGAACACAATAAACATCGTCACCGACATAAAATATTATATCACCTGTTGCATATTTTGCCAAAAAATTAGTTGCTTCTGCAACACCTTTATTTTTATCCGATCCATTAAAATAATCAAATTGTAATTTATTTGCTAACTCTTTCATCTGTTTAGATATATTATTTGCAAATACAAGAATTTCAAATGGATTAGTCGTATTTTTTCGAAATGCGTTTGTAACTAATTCGACGTAATCGGGATTATCTAAAGTAGGGATCAAAATAGAGATTTTCATTATTCTTTTCTTTGTAGATAAATTGTAATATCTTTAGTTAATTCTAAAGAATTCTTTTCTTCTTGCAATACTCTTTTCAATAATTCAATAGCAGCGGTTTCTCCCTGATCTCGTTCACAATCTAAATGGGTTCCATGCATACTCCAAAAAATTCCTGCCGCGACGAACCATAAAGAAAACTGAAAACTGAAGTATTGTGGATGTATTGATAATGTGAAATCAATGTCTCTATCTTCATGTTTTACAATAGAGATAAAAGTTTCAAAATTTCCCCAAAGAGTATTCTTTTTATCCCAACTTAACGATAAAGTCTTTTGAAGCGGATGCAAAATTATACACAACAAAATAATTGATATAATTATCCAAATCATTTTCGAACCAACTTTCGACTTTTACCAAGATATTTAACCATTTCAATTTTAGGAATTATTCCCAATGCTTCTTGAATTTTATATTCATCTTCCGAAATGCCCATTTCGTCTGCAGTCATCGGCCGTTTATAAATCTTAGGTGGTAAAATCATGCCCATTGTCACTTATACCCCAATCAACCCCTATAACCGAAGAAATTAATCCTAATGCATCTTGAATTTTATATTCATCTTCTGAAATACCCAACTCTTTTGCAGTCATTTTATGAAAATATATACTTGCTTCTGGAGGTAAAATCAAACCCATATTTACTCTTTTCCATCAACTCGTTCGCCAGTATTTTTCTTAACTTGAACTACTCGATCATCCCAAAGTTCAACAAGTTTAAAATCTTTTTTATTCGTAACTTCAAGGCCACCAATACCATTTTCTTCAAGCCAATCTTCGACATATTTGATTGCTTCAGGACCTTCTGCAGCGCGAGCCGTAAATATTTTTACAGTCTTTCCCTCAGAAATCCATTTTTTAACTCTTTCAAGCATTTTAGGAATCGGCTTACCAATATGTTCAATTCCGCCCCACTTATCGTGGTATGCCAAAGTTCCATCGAGGTCGCAACCGTACCATTCGCCATCTTTTTTGGAGTTCTTTTTAAGATTTAATCCCATGATTATGATACACCCGCGTACAATTAATTATTTCATCAATTCCTTCATCTAATGAAGGTTCTTCAAACTCATTTTCAAATCCTTCATATACTATTGTCCAAAGTTCACGTGTTTGGCCGCGTGGTTCCTGACACCGTCTCTCTAATCCTCCTGGAGTACGATGAAGATATACTACTATCCGCGCACCGTTATTTTTTGCAATATCTATAAAAGATTTTCGACATTCTCGAGACATTGCGGTACTATCTACGATAACATCAAACCCTTTTTGTAATGCTAAATCTTCAAGTTTTAACAAAGAAGTACGATATAAATTTCTACGTTCGGCAGTCCAAATATGCGGTCCATAATCATTTGCAGAATACATCATTGCAAGTCCATCTGTATCAAGAACCGCAATTTTATCTAAATTTCCTTTAGTTAATTTTGCAACAGTTGTCGATTTTCCAGTACCGATATTCCCAACCATTAAATAAACAGTTTTATTCTGCAATTTACTCCATCCATTTATTTAATAGAATTGTTCCTCGCCGTATAACAAACCCATCAGGAGGACATTGTAGAGCATAATTAATTCTAAAACCACGATATCCTGCGTTAAATAAAACATTATAAATATTCTCTACCATAGTCGAAGAACAACATTCAAATTCGACATACATTTCATGGCCGCAAGAACATGTAGTATTAATACCGTTGTCTCGAAGTAATTTGACAACATCTCTAATACCGAATTCTATATCTTTATAAAAATTAGGAGTATCCTTAATTTTATTCCGCATCATTAAGATCCTCAATTGCCTCAGCAAGTTGTTCCGCGGCTGCCTTCCAAGTAAAACCACGTTCAATCATTTCAAGCCGCTGCTTTTTTGCTTGTTCTCTAGACATTTCAGGATATTTATAAACTCTATGAACCATTCTGGCAAATTCTTCCATATTTGGAATCAACAATTGCTGATAATGTTCATAAACATGAGGCCAATAAATTCTATTTCCAATAGGTTTCCATTCTGCATCAACCATTACCACATGCTCTTCATTCAAAAACGCTTCAGCACCGGTACCTCGAGTTGTAATAATTGGGAGACCCATCGCAGCAGCTTCCATTAACGGCATTCCCCAAGCTTCACCGCATGTCGGGAGTAAAAATACATCTGCATTACGATACAATTTGATCATATTTTCTTCACTCATTGCACCATGCACTAAATAAATCTGGGGCCCTTCATTATTTTTAATACCTACTTGCTGTCTAATTTGTTGAATAGAATTTTCAATTTGCAATTTATCGACAGTTCCTGCGCCGACGTGATAAGTCTTTAAAATTAATCCCACATCTGGATTATTTCTAAAATTATGCAAGAAAGTTTGCAATACGCCTATAATATTTTTACGATCTCCTTGTGGAAGCCATTGGCCAACCGTAAGAAAGTTAAATTTTGTAGGAAGATCAAGAAGTTTTTCGCCCTCAGGCGTATATTTTTCAAAATCAATCCCAAACGGTACAACTCTTATCGGCACTGAGACATTAGATTGCATAAAAGAGCCAAGGCAAAACGTGGATGGAACAAAAACTGCGTCCATTTGATTACATTTCCACGCCCATCCGTTCGCAGTTTTATCAGTCTCAATCATTGTAAATCCAATTGTTTTGCGAAAAGGACTTTTTTCACCAAAAAATTCAGTTGCAATTGAAAAATGAATAAGAGTTTTATCTGTTGGATCAATTTGAACAGACTTTGCAAGAAGTTCATCGATAATTTTCTTCTCTTCTTCGGGAAGTTCAAGATTCCCAGAATTGATCCATACAATTGGCTCAAGATAAAGATCAAATTTATCTAATTTATAGAGTTGAATCAACAAATTACGAGCAATTGTGGCATATCCGCTGTAATCTGCAAAAGGGGCTTTGAACAAAACCTTAATTTTATCTGCCATCATTCTTTTCCTTTATTGCTTGTTTAATTTTGCACATTTCTTTTAAAAGTCGATAATGACGAATTTTTGGATGCGCCCACATATGAATATATCTAAACCATTCATTTTGATCGTAAATCAATTTCATACTTGATTCATCTGCAATAGTTAAAATATCTCTATTAAATGTCCAGCCACGATCAAATCCCCAAATTATTAATCCAAGAAAATGCATAGGATGTATTAATTCATTAAGTTTCCGTAAAGTGCCTAACGCAGCTTGAACATGTTTTTCATCATTAGAAAGTTGTAAAGGTACTACAAATCTATTCATAATAAACTGCTCAAGCTGTTCATTTGTAAGTTCTCCAGGATCCTCAAACCCATAGTGAGCATTCTTACGGCCGGCCATGCTTAACAGATCATGTACAGCGTCGTTTTCGGATGACCGTGTTCCCCAAGCACCCATTATTCAGTTGTTTCTGCTTTCTTCAATTCAACTGCAGGAAATGAATGAACGGTAAATTCAGGATATCTACGCCAATTCGCAATTGCTTTTTGTAAAGCCGTTTCAATCCCCTTAACCATCCCATTAAGAGAATAATTATCCATGATAAACTGACGACATTTTGCAGCCTTTTGTTCACGGAGTACTGGATTATTATATGCTTCATCTAATGCCGCAATAAATTTCTCGTCCGTTATATATCTACTATAAATGAACGGCACAACTTGATTACTTAACAAAGGTTTTACATCTGTTTTAAGCAACCAACCATTAGAATCGTCCACCAATCCTGCAGGTCCCGGACAATCTATTGTAATTGCTGGGGTTCCCGCCAGCATCGCTTCTGCGATAGGCATTCCAAAACCTTCTGCAGTAGAACGATTTAAAATTACATCAAAAAAATTATAAAATCGATTAACTAAATCGTCCTTTTGCATCTGTGGGGCAGCATTACTTAAAATAATCTTTTTATCCGCGAACATATTATTCATCGCGTATTCAAGACTACGACCCGCATCTTGTCCAGGCGAATGAACAAAAAGCAAGACATCCTTCTTTCCTTCGGCCCACTTTGTAAAAGACTCCATAATACTTAACAAATTTTTCCGCTCTGAGTGGCGGGCAACGACACCGGCGATAAATTTTGCATCGACATGTTCAAAATTTGTAAGTTGATTAAATTGTTGTCTAAATTCAATAACTTCATCTTTTGAAATTGGATGATATGTACTTGAATCAAATCCAATCGGGGCATAGGAAAGCATGGTATCGGGAGTACTGTTCGCACGAAGTAATTCGTATGTAAATTTTGATCCCGCTATAATATGATCGCAACTATTATAGTAAGGAACATTAAATTTTGGGAAAGGTCCATCATCCCAGAGATGATAGAAAACAAGGGGACAAACGCGGCGGATTTCATTATCTAATTTGAAAAGATAATCAAAAAATCGCGGATCAGCATTTGCAACTACGACATCTGGTTTTTCAACATTCAAAAAATATCTTATTTGTTCAGCATTACCATAATCTGCAACCAACCATAGACGGCAACCTTCCCAAGCCTGTTCTTGAAAAGGTATGTTATAAAACGGAGCGCCGCCCGCCATTAATAGTATTTCATGTCCTTGAGATTTTAAATGCCGAACTGTTTGTGCAGTGATTTTACCGTAACCGCTGTTACTAGACGGATTATCAGAAATCCATAATATCTTCACAAGCTTCTCCAAACTTTAAATAGTTTCAACAATACTTACAATAATATTCTGTAATACCTATAAATTCATTTAAAGCGTCCAACTAAAAATAAATTTTTAACGTTCTTAATTCATTTATATATACCTATCTAAATACCCAAGCGCCCCAACCATCCACGCATAAATTTTTCCTGTTTCGGGTTTTTCTTCACATAGTCGATATAATGCATCCCACGTAGAATAATCATTACTTTTAAAAGACATTCATTTGAATCGGCCGCTAAATATTTCTTTAAAGTTAAAAGTGTTTGTGCGCCAAATTGTCCGTCTTCACTAATATCTGGATAACTTTGTTGATTACGGTTTAAAATGTTCAAACCTATTTGCAAATATGAAACCGCTCTTACCGCGCCCATATTTACCGCGGTATCGTACATTTCATTTGCAATTGCTTGATCTAAAATGTTATCGCCTTGAAATACATCCCAATAAGTTTTTTTGAAATAATCATGAACTAATACTTGCAGATCAGTTAAACTATCTAAACAATCTGGAAAGTCTGTTTTAGATTTTTGGCCGTCTATAATTTTCCAACCCTTCCAATTAGGGCAATACTTGCGCGATATTCCCTTGTAGGTTTCTTGTCCAACATCATCAGGATCATTTGAATATCCGCCTTCATATTCTAATGTTATATTATAAGCAGTATCGAAACTGGCCATTATATTCTCCTTCTATTAATCTTCCCACGTCATAATTATTCGAGGAACTACCTGCCCACCAAAAGGATCACTGGGGCCAGTACTCCAAACATAAGGATCGTCATTTGCAATGCAATACAACCGCGTTGAATCACTATTTGTTTCGAATTCTTTATGTAATCCAAACGGTTGTACAATAATATTACCATCATTGCTCAATTTTGTTTGCGCGTCGTCCCATGCTTGCCCATCATATCGATAAATTGTATTTTCTGCAATTTGCGCAATTTGTTGTTGAATATTTATATCACTAATATAAAACGTTGCACCGAACCCCGGCAAAATATCTTCTTCCCATACCTCAATTTCAAATTGAATATTTTTTAAATTATCTACAGCAATTCCAGTCGTATCAAAAACCCATTCAAATGGCCGCTGTTCTGTACCGGAACACGTTGCCGAAAGTTCAGGAATCCCGCTAACAGGAGAAATTGTACGTACCCTATATGTTTTTGTAGGAATTCCATTTGTACCTTTTTTTACCATGAAATGTAATTTATAATTTTCATTTGGTTGTAAAGTTAATTTATTTGTAATTAATCGACGTCCCAATCGTTGAGTAATTGATGACAAGGAAGAATTTTGCGAGAATTTTATAAACCATTGATCAGGTGGTGAAGGAGGTTCAATCGCATGATTATCATTTTCAACTGGTGGAATATCTGCATATTCTTTAATAATATATTCTGTATTTAAATAGATGGTATTTGCATCTTCAGTCGTACCACGATATAATTTTATATTTCGATATGCCGCGTTTGCCGTAAAAACTTTATACTCTCCGGATAATAAATTTGGCACAGTTATTTTTACAGCTGCAGCACCCTGGATATAAATACTTCCATCAGTTGTATCAAAATCTATATCATTCATATTAAAAGTAAATGAAACCTTTTCGTATTGCGATCCCATCATACCAAATAATGTGCCAGTTATGGGAAGACTCTTATTAGGTGAATTGACATCAATTCCATTACCTGCAAGATTACTAAATCCTATTTGTGTTGCCCCGCTACCATTAATTTTTCCTTGTCCTGCTGTCTTAGTCGCGGATGCTTGTACCGCCTGCTCCCAAGTAATTGTATAAGTTTCACCTGGAAGTAAGGAAAGTATATTTGTTTTAATATGAAAATCAATACGAAAAGAAGATAATTTTGTAGGATCTATTACCGGTGGAATATTTTTGAATCCTAATGCACCATCAGTTAATGTTAAAGCAGTTGTATTATTGGTATCAACAAATGTAGAAAATCCCGTAAACCATGTTTCTCCTGGTTCTTGTGCGGAATTATCGACAACATTAAAAGTTGTTATTAAATTTTCACTATATGCACTTGAAACTTGTCCCGAAAAATCTGTATCCCAACACGTTGTAAAAATATAATCAAATCCATTTTCAGTATAAGTAATCATACTGGATGGAACACCGTTTAAATGAACTCCCTGAGTGAATCGTGGTTGTCCAGTTAAAGTTGTATCCAACCCTCTACTATTAAATATATTTAAATTTAATCCATAATCCGAAGTAAAAATAACATTGTTGCGAGACGTAATATAACGAGATTTTGCCGCATGCGTTGTACTTACTAAATCTCGAGGATATTCTGCAAATTTAATCCAATTCAATGTAGGTTGCGCCGCATCATATTGATAAATTGCATAAAGAGTATCGAACGAAACAATTACATATAAAACACCATTTAAAACGTGCATACCAGTACATTGGCCGATTCCTTCAAAACCTGTAGTAAAATCTGCAACTTGTTCCCATTGATTTATATTTTGTTCGGAATTGAAAGTAGAAACTCCGCCCCTGTGTGCTAAATACACTTTTCTATTATAATAAACGAGTTCTCCAAGTTGCGCCTCAGCGTCTACATATCCTGCGAAAGGACCTGGCGTACTTATCCAGTTAGAAATACTTGAAAAATCTCCAGTGGGGTTAATATAAACCTCACCAGATGCGGCATTTGTAACAAACATATATTCATTAGATGGATTTTCAATTGCACCAGTTATTATATAATTATCATTAGGTGCGACAGTTAAGTATAATGTATCTATTGCCCATGAAGATCCGGCGCGCGCCGCATCTAATTTATAAATTTGCCAGGTTCCACCAGCAGTCGGTTCTACTATTACATAAAGTTCACTTTTATATGAAAAATACCATTTAGCAGTTCCAGGAAGATTTTGACGAATATTTAACCACGGCATAACTTTTACCTCATTAATGTCTCGTATATACTAAACTACACGTCGCAGCAGTGATTGTAGAATCCGCGGATGAAACATAAAGTTGAAGAGTATCCCCTTTATACCCGACCAAATTAAGAGTACTTGATACAGTCCATGCACCCGCGGTCGTTGATACTACAGTCAATGGACCTTTTAAGCCATTCGGGGAAGATCCTGAATAGAGCTGGAACGATACATTACCACTTGTACCTTCTGCATACACTTCCATTCGTAAAAGATTTACATTTCGGCCCCATTTATCTGTAAGAGTCTGCGCAGCAACTGGAAATAAAAATCCTGCGCTCTTACGAAGTTCTTCTTGTAAATCTTCAGTATTCTCTCCTACTTGAACTTCTAAACTTGCAACTGTACCATCAGTTACTTTATATAAAGGTCTGTCATCAAATAAAGCATAATAAATTCCAGTAGTTGGATTATAATAGCCAAGTTCACTATCATCTGTAACGATACTTCCACTTGCATTAAGTTGTACTTTTGCAAGAGTAACGCCCTTTCGAGTAGATTCAACAACTATTGAAAAACTATCATAAATACGTGTTTCATGCGAAACGCCAGAGTCATCGTATCTAATATCTCCAGATTGTTGTGCATATTTTAAATTAATATAATAAATTCCAGCAACAGAAATTCCAGATACTAAATTTTCTCTATTCGGCCATACAGGATGATATTTTGGATCAGTTCCAGTACTCCCACTTGCAATAGTACTATTTGGTATAATTATTAATCTTCCTTCAGAATCTATCGCAGCGCCCGAACCTACATTAAATGTAGTACCATCTATAGTAGTAACTTGTAAATCAGGATCTGAAAGAGCATCAATTAATACACCTGGTTGTCTGGTTTTTGTTCGAATATAATTACGAAGTAATTGAGTTTTAGAATACTCAATCATATTCAAATCTTTTGGTAAAACATGCTGGTCTTCAAAAAATTGAGACCCGAAACCATTAACTACGTTCGACATTTATACACCTCAACTTAAATTGGTTCTTGTCGCTTTTTCGGCGGAGGGCCGGCAGAAAGGATATATTGATTTATTTGTACTGCATCACCGACATTTGGAACAATGTGCCCTGCAAAATCAGAGTATATTCCCCGTATGTAAAATCCTGGAGCAGGGATTAAATCTTTAGAAAGAATTCCAAAAACCGTCTGAATTAAAATAGTTGCGTCCATCGTTGTTAAATTGAAATCACCATTTAAATCACCTGGAATATACGGGCCTGCCCATGACATTGCTTCTAACGGAGGTTCATATAATTGTTGTGTAAACGTATCTCCAGGTGCTTTTACATGGGATGTTGTAATAAAAGGTTTTTCATACAATGTTCGATATAATGGATTCGCAGGATAATCAACATACCCTTTAATAGTAAATTGATGTAATTCAAAATCTCCAGATCCACTTGCCCAAATATGACAGCGCCATTGATGATATCTATTTACTTGTCCTTTATAAATTTGATCCTCTAATTGAATTGCATGGAACGGTTCAGCAGATAATTCAAGCAATTCGTCTGCTGAACGTACTTCAAATTTATATTGACATTGATTAAAAGTACGTACAACCCAATCATATTTCCAATCATAATTGTTATAGCCAAGCGGAGGACTAATAGTATTCATATCCATAATTGGCCCAGTAATCATATCATCAACAATAACTTCTTTAGAAGAAGATATATCAGTTGAAAATACTAACATATTATGTGTTTGAGATACAGGATTTGCAGTCCCAAATAATAAAAGATTTGTTTTATACGAACCACTTCGATAAACATATGCGTTAGATATAATTGTATTAGATTCTATACTTTTAATAACTGAATTCGAATAAATGAGGCCATCAACAATAAGAGCATCTGATAATTGATCACTTTTCGTATCAGTAATTTCTGCATTCGCTAAAATACTTCTTTGATCTGTGAAAACTGGATAAAAAATAAATGCATTTGATGCAATAGTTTCTGTTTGTTGCGGAAGATAAATTGTTGCAGCAGACGAAATTGATGTTGTTATTTGGTCAATTGTTAACGAATAAATTTCTAAATCCGATGCATTAATATATAAAGCATTGAGACGATTAGAATATAAATATAATTTTACATATCTTACATTCGATGGTGCAATCGCTATTTGTGAACTTTGTACAGCACCAGTAATCTTGCGCGGAGGCATGAGATGACTATAAGGAGAAATTTTTATAAAATCACTATCTGTAATTCCTGTAGCAGAAATCGCTATATCAAAACCGAATACATCTGAAGTAACATCACTAAGAGATCCGCCCCAAAGTTTAAATCCTGTAAGTGGCCAAACGGTACCTAAATCGATAATTACCCATTGATACCTTGGATTACCTATAGCGGATCTTCCATTCGTAGCAGTATTACCATCGAGTAGATTAATCCAAGGATAAGCAGAATCCTGCGAAGAATAACTTACAATTGATCCAAATGCTGCTATATTTGCTTGAGCCATTTATTTATCCTAATACCATTCGGCATAAAGTGCAAGTGCAGTTGTTACATGTGATCCTGATAACGCAGGAGATGCTGAAATACCTACATAATAATCGTGATAAAGTTGCGCACTTCCTGTATGAGGAGTTAAAACTAATGGAGCTGCTGAACCCGACATCGTACTCCAAGTAATACTTCCATATTCAAATCCTTTTACTGCAACATCAAATGGTCCTACCGTAAGACCAAATCTATTATCGTATACAATTAATCTAACTGCTTGAAGTCTTGTAAGTGCAGACCCCGAAGTTAATCGAATATGTAATGTACAAGATCCCGATGGAATTGAAGTTAATGCAACTGCGCCATTTCCAATATCGCCTGTGATAGAGGATATATATTGTACATTTGGGAGTGCACCATAATTAATTGTTCCTAAAGTATTTGTAACTGCAGTATATCTATTATATGCATTCGGTGGAATAGATTCACCAAAAGCACTTATAGAACCAGATCCAAAAAATCCAATTAATTGGCCACTACTTAATGTAACGACATCGTCGCCACCTTTGAACTGAACTAATAGAGTCATTTATATCTCCATTAAGACTTGATATCTGCGTGCCCGCTATAACTTGAATCAATAGTCGGGAGTTTGTTAACCATTTTACCTTGTTCTATTGTCCAAACACTAGGATCATATGTAGACCCACTAAATTGTTCCGTAGTAGTACATGCAACATAATAATGTTCATAAAATATATTTAATTTAACGTGCGCCGGAGCAATATTTTTCAACGCTTGTTCAATAACATTTTCACGAGACGATTCACTATTAGGCAACCATATAATTATATTAGATACAATTTGTTGCAGTGGTGACAACCGGGTATTCGTACCGAGTTTTGTAAAAGATAATGTGCCGGTTCGCCAAGAAAGAAATGATCCTGATACTGGGGTGGCAAATGTCGTAAACGGGCCATGCCACATACCCGTATCATAATAATATACCCAAAGACTATACCAATATTGTTGATCATTTGTTAAATTGGGCACCCATAAAATATTTTTTGTACCTTGTTTTTGTCCTAAATCCCTAACTACAAAAGGAGGAGTATTTTGTACATTATTTGGAATTGTATCTGTTGAATATTGAATTGTTACTTTACAGTCGATAGATCCAGAATTTATAGACGCACCGTATCCTGCAGTCCATTCTAAAACTACCCCACTATCATAGGGAGTTGCTATAAAATTATTTATTTCTGCGCCCATTATGACGGTCTCACTATTTCCATTAATAGTCGTTTATCTTCAATTGCGCCGACAGTAACTGAATCATTATCATTTATTAAAACTAAATATGCGGCAGCAACTTTATCCTGCGGCGTACTCCCACTTACAAATGTTGCGTGCGCACCAGCAAATAAATTTGTTCTAAAATTAGTCGCACCAGAAAATTGCCAAGTATTAGAACTTAGTTGCGTAACATTATATGTTTTATTTGTAAGTTTCCATTGAGGAAGGGTATATATTTCACGAATATCTGGGTTAATTAGTGTAAATGCATTAACCATTCGTGTAATCCCCTTATGAGTACTACCGTTTACTGCAGCCTCTAACATAAATTCTAATTGTTTTCTGTATCCTGGAATAGAGACATTTTGTATTGCGGTACCTGCAGTATGCGGTGCCGGCCATAATTGTGACCATTCTGTAGTAGAAACAAACGATGAAGAATACCAACCATTTTGATAATATGCATATATTGTATCTGCAAGTTCAACAAATAAGGACGGCGAATCTTTAATACTATTATCTAATTGATCAAATTCAATAAATTGATTATCTGCAAGCGATAATCTATATACCGTCCCATAATTAACTGAAACTATTAAATTATTTTGAAAAACAAAAATATCTCGTGGATAAAGTCCATTAAAACTTGTATGCGTAGTCCAAGACCCCGAAAAATCATTGTATACCATTACAGAATCATCTATAATTGCATACAGTGTTCCATTAAAATCGATAAATTTATTTGAACTTATAGAATTACTCGGCGCATCTAACATTGTCCAATTTGTACTATCGAATGCAAATATTTTATTTCCCGTTGCCGGAATATCTGAAGTATAATCTACCTCCACCATTACTTTATTATCATGAATTACAATTGGATTATGCATATTAAAAGTAGTTGCAATTGATCCCGAAGAAGCAATCGATCCAGATGCATACGTAGCTAAATCATGATCTACAAATGCATCAGTAATAGGATCGTATGAAACTAAATGTGGATCACTGTTATCATGAGACCATCCAATATAAATTTTATCATGGAATATTACAGATTTATTTGTTGCGTTCCATCCATATGTAACAGGATCTAAAACATGTGGTAATTTAACCGCTGCGGTTGTACTATCATGAATCGTTTGAACATAATCTCCATTATACTCATATAATCTAATTCGCGGGGTTTTATCTGACGGATCGCCCATTAAAGTTGTTACAAATACATCCCATGCCCAAAAACGTTCACTTGAATATTGTCCATGCCCTAAATAAGGTGCATATGAAGTTAATCCATAAAGATATACTGCGCCGGCGGTAACGTCATATTGCGCAGTTAGTGGCGTCCATGTATTTAAAATTGGATCATATGCTGAAAGGCGCCATGGCGAATAAACGTTTTGATATGGATTTTCATATACTATTGGTTGGCCACGAAATGCAAATACAATACTTCCACTAAAAACTGCTGCAACATATGGATTTCTGCCCACATTTGTACTTGGGCCAGTTACGACAGAAAAACTCCAGGGATTATTTGTTACTGAAGGAGTTGTAAATGAAATTAATTCAAAAGGATGATTATAATCAGGTTGACTATATCTTTGATGTAATAATGATCCAGATTTATACCAATCTGCAATTGTTGATATATATCTATCTTCGTTATAATCTTGATTAGAATATTTTAATTGTCCAAAATATGTACCGAAATTATCGGTTAATTTTGAATCTTCACAAGTAACGATAAACAGATTATTTCGAACGGTTTCTAATGTAGTTGATCCAGATGCCAATTCTGCACCATACATCTGAAGAATAGAATAGAGATCCGTATCATTTGAATACGTTGCGGTATAATATGTAGTAATATTTTTTAAGAGACTTTGAAGAAATGTATTAAGATTGCGCGCCATTTTATGACCTTACTGTAACTGTAATTGTACCGCTAGTAGCATATGAGTTTGCGGGCATTTCAATATTTCCTGAACTATCTTGTGTTAATGTTCCAGTATTACTATTCTCTTCAAATATATCTAATGGAACTGTTACATCATCGACCCCTGTAGTATTTGCGATAACTGCTAAAATATCAGATTGTTGAACTTCTTCACCTATCGTATATGCATCCAACGCTGCGGATAACGCAACACCTACCGCACTTATAATATCAGATTGATTATATCCTGATAAAACACGTATGGTGCAACTAATATCGATCTGTCGTGGAATTGCTGCCTTCACTAAAAGATCTGCACCTAATACTTTTCGTGAATCATCATCCATATAATTTTGTAAAGATTCAATTAAAGAATTATATGAATATGTTATTGAAATTTCTTCCCCTACAGATACTTTTGAAGATACGAAAACAAATTTATCAGCTGCGCGAATTGATCCAGCTAATTTCCCACTATCTTGAGTAATATTATAATCAGTTCCTTCTACAAGAACTCCATGAATACTTCCAGTTAAAGAAAATCCACTTGACGCAAGTATATCTAATGGTTGTTTAGATGGTATAAATTCATACGGAGTAATTGTAGGAATAATATATGTTTCTATAGGTGCTTGAGTCGAAATTAATCCGCGAATATAGATATCTACGGCTCCTACATCATTTCTACGAAGTTGTTCAATTCCAGAACCAACTGAAGCAATTTTTACATCAATTACATCTGAGTTTGCTGCCGCAGCTTGATAATAACCATTTGAAGTACCCACATTATTTCCAGTTAATACTGTTTTAAGTCGTTGTCTAAATGTAGCTAATGGTTCAAAATCTGCACCATTAGTAATTGCATTAAAATTGTAACAACCATCTACACCTGAAACAGGAGTTAATAACGCTGCAATTGTTCCAGGCGCAACATTACTATCCGTACCGGGCACGACTGCGCGAATAGGCACATCTGTTTCATATCGACCCGTATCAGGATTAAAATTTAACGAACTGAGTGTAGCGTCTTGAGTAGTTACAAATTGTTGAGATGCACCTGTTGAAGTAGCTTTACTTGATAACGTAGTTCCTTGAAGAACAGTTATTGTAGATGACGGAGAATTGAACGCGTAAAATGTAATTATTCCGGTCGCTTTAATTGGACCTTTTCGTCTGAGTTGAAAATTTTTACCAAGTCGTTCTACATCTGTGACCGCCGCTAAATCAGGCGATTGTGCATTTGATGTTCTATTAAGATCATTATACAATAATTCTAACTCACTGGCAACAGCATCAACGACGACATCACGAGTAAATGTCCCAGGACTAGTATCTACATTAGGACGTTTTGAAGATAAAAAACGTAACATAGAATTAACGATATCTTTAAATTGTTTTATTGTTGCCATATTATCCTCGTATATTTCCCTACTTATAATTTAGTTCTAAGATCACTAAGCGTTATAGTGCCCGAAATAGTTTTGTCCTCACCCGAAACGGTCGTTAACGTTATAGTATACAAAAGAGTACCCGGATCTGTTAAATCTACCGTAATTGAATTTACCGTCGAAATTCTTGCACGGGGCGAAAGATTATGCACATTTTTTTGTATTTCTTGAAGACTTACAAGAGTTGAGACAATATCATCTTTAATTATTCCCAGATTTTCATTATTTCCTAACGCCCCCAACCATTTTTGTATACCCATTATAATTTCTGGATGAAATTTATTTTCCTCAGTAAGAGCAAGTTTTTCTAATTCTTGTATTAATTTATCTTCTAAAGATACGGTTAAAAATTGTCCGGTATCCCCAAACTTGATATCGTAATAATATCCAGTACTTAGACATCTTGGACAATTAACGAGTTTATACGTACCGGTTAAAAGTCTATGATCACAAGTATGTTTTAACTTCAAATCAAACGCAACTTGGTTTTTATTCAATGTTGTCGCCGTAGTAACACTAGGCGTCGCAAATATAAATGATTCCGGATGTACAATAACCGCCGAGCATGTAATCGTTTTGGTTTCTTCAGTCATATTTTAACCGTTAAATATTATTGCACCAGAAAGTTCTTTGTTAACCCCAGATACAGAAGTAACTTTAATAATATAAATTGCACTTGTATTATCATCCGGATTCTCATAAACTTCAACACTATCTACCCGACCTATTTGAACCTCTCCAGAAAGATTTGAAACACCTTTTTGAGCTTCTTGTAGAACCATTAAACTTTTTAATAAGTCAAATTTTATTGCATTCCGTATTTCAGGAATTGAAAAATTTCCCAGCCATTTTGTAATATTCACCGCAATTTCCGGGTGAAATTTATTTTCCTCAGTAATAGCAAGTTTTTCTAATATCTGAGCAAGCTGCTCAATCAATGGAATTGTAACTAATTGGCCCGTTTCATTAAACTTGATATCGTAATAATATCCGGTACTTAGACATCTTGGACAATTTGATAATCGATAAGTACCCGAAGATAATTTATGGCTGCATACATGTTTTAATTTTGGATTGATCGTGTTAAAATTAACTTCTAAAGTATCAACGGTATCAGCCGTTATACCCGCATTTGCATATGTAAACGCGAACGGATTAACTATTTGTGCATTAGATAAAATAGTTACAATATCTTGCGTTGATAAAATTATTTGTGCATCAGATAAAATTGTTACGAGTTCATAATGATACGCTTCTAATTCTACATGTACTAATGGGGTACCATTTTTAGCATATAAATTATAATCTGTAGTAAATACTTGAATATATCTAGCAGTTTGTGGTATTGCTAAATCCATAGTAATAATACCACTAGTAGTACCCGCGCGTGAGGGAGGATTAAACGATTCGACAAATGTCCATGTCGAATTATCATTTGATATATATACACTTAAATTATCATGATTACCGCCTGTCCATATACCCGCATCTGCACTCGAAGTTTGATCATATAAAATAAGTCTCTCAATTATTTGGGGGCTACCTAAATCTAATCCAACTGCTTGATAATTTAAAACAGTTTGAATTGCGGCGATAAAATCACCATCAATAACTTTACTGTTATTTGAAAGCGCGGTGTTTGTCGGGGTCCACGCACTACTATTTGTCTTACTAAGACCCGCAACCGGTATAAGTTTACTTAATGCCATATTAAAATATTTGAAATCCACCATCATCACTTGATGATGCGGGAATTATACTCCGAACTCTAGACTGTACCTCAAGCTTATCTTGAGTATTTTGAATAATATATGCTTCTGATGTAATTATTATTTGATCATGATCAATAATTTCTGCACTTGAATTTAACTGTACATAATCTGTTGGAGGCCAAACTGGTATAATTAAACTATCAGAAAAAATTGAAACTGCTTCTATATTTTTAATTAATGCATCAGATACTAAAAATACATTTTCTTGTGCTTTAATGTGTGCATCAATTCCAATTACAATTGTATCAGTTACAATTGTAGGTGTCTCTACTTCAAATGTAAAAAGATAAACAGATCCGCCACTATATCGCGACGCAAGCAATACTGTTTTAGGATGTTCTGTTAAAATCATTGATTGTTCAAATACAAATTGATTATTTGCAAATTCAAAAGTATCTAATGGTGTTTTTGTAATCGCGCCTGCCGAGTCTATTTGCCATGATCGTACCCAACCATCATTATCGGTATCGACTGATGCAATTAATATAACTCCTTGATCAATAGATATAATTTGATTATATATACCCTTAACTGGAGCATATTCATATTGATCTATAGGATTATTTATATCTGGTACTGTACCGTTTACTTTAAGCGTCCATGAATAAATCCAGCCATCTTGAGTAGATATTCCTTCCGCAACAGTTGCGTAAATTCGTTGCGCGGGGAAAACAACTGCAGTTTGCGATCTATAACCATCATCTGAATCTATACGATCTAATAATGTAGGGGTACTCTCAAAAGTTCCAGTATCTGAAACTTTAACGGCCGTAACTACTGAGATAGAATTTCCTTCAACTCGTGTAAGTAAAACTACATTTTTTCCTGCATCACTACCCTGTAAAATAATTTGCGGCCATTTTGCCAATACTGGTTCATATGTATATGTTTGAATAAATCCATTACTTAAATTGCCAATACTATCACATGTGAATGTTGCAGTTTTTCCTGAAGTATTTTTATTATTATAGTATGATGCCATGAATAAATCAGATGTAATTTGAGCAACAGCGCCATAAGCAAGACTATTTTGAGCGCCGTCTGTATATGAAAATGCATCAATTACGGTTCCAATTGTCCCATCCGCGGCGATTTGTCGAGTTTGAATACTCCCGCTTGCAGTAGTAATTAAATTAAAAAGAATAATCCCATCTGCAGTCGATATTGCAATTGCATCAGTTAAACTTGATGTCCCCGCATCACTTAAACGAACAGAATCTAAAACACTTCCAATATTTCCATCAACATCTATTGAAAACGTTTTTAAATAATAATCGTTTGCAAGAGTATTATTTGTACACAGTAATCCATATATATTATCACGTGCGTAAAAAACCCGTAAATTTGTATAATTATAATCGGTTAATAACGCGATTGTATCTTTTTGTATAATACTACCAGTAGACATAATTAAAAAATTTCTATTCCTGTGCGTTTATCCCAAAATGAAGTTGGGGCAGTTTCTCGTAAACGCGGTTGTACGCGCACCGCAGGAGAAATATTATTTATTATATATGCATCTGAACTAATTCTCTCAGTGACAGTTTTTTCAATTATATAGGCATCTGAAATAATTTGTGCATATAATGTCGGAGGATAAAGCGGAATAATTAAACTATTTGAAAAACGTGTACCTTGTTCATTTTTTAATATATTTGAATTAGAATTAATATCTATTTGATCAGTTACTTGTATACTTGAATTAGAATCAATATCTACTTGATCTCTAAAAATTATATAACCATTTGAATTAATATCTACTTGATCTGTCGCAAAAATCCACGCATCTATTGGAATATTTACAGAATCAATTACAAAAATAGATCCATTAGAATTGATATCAACTTGTTCCTGTACAATACTGGGTTCATATACTCCATAGATCATCATAGTACGTGTCGAGAACACGTCATATGCAGGATAAGGACTAACTAGTGGTAACGTTTGAGCAACATTTGTAATACGTTTTTTACGATCACCTGTTGAAGGAGCTCCATTTTGTACTACTACAGCAGCTCCTGCGCCCGTAGACGCCGCAGCTAACCAATAAATCGTGCCTGATGAAAGAATTGGTTTTGAAGGTACATCAAATTCATACCATAAAAAGTTCGTTGTTAAAGTAATTAATCGGATTTCAGAGGCAGCAATTAATGTACTAGGATAATGATTCGGGGACGTACCCGCACTTGCATAAAGTCCTAATTGAAACGATTTTTCTGCAGGGGTGCCGTCATATTTAAAACTCGCCCATAATTTATCTAAATACATCCCCGATACTGCGGCCATTGTTGCCGGAGATGTGGGGTATCGATCCGAATTAGTTTGACTACCCGGCGTCCAGTTACTTTGTCCAGTTCCAAGAATACCCATAAATATTAGTTACCGCTTAACGTAGTATACATAATAATTTTAACTAAGTCGATCAATTTCGGTTAAAACGTTTAAATATTTATCAATTGTATCAATTTTTGCATTAATTGTGCGAACACCGATTTCTGCAAAATCTACTGCTTTTGCGGCTTGCTGCGCCTTAAAATTAAGGGCATTAATTATATTATCTGCATCTCTATAGCCACCAAGAGAAATTCCTTTAATCTTAACGCTTGCCAATAGTGTATCAATTAATTTCTGTACCTCAGGTTCATCATTAAAATCTGGCCCAAAATTTAATAAATTTAAAATTCGTTTAGCCTGGCTTAACTTTGCACCTGCAGAACTATAAATTTTATTAATTTCAGTTTGTTTTCTTTTAGCAATTCGCGCTTTAAATGCAAGTGTAGAAAGTTCACCTTTTAAACTTTGTTTGATTGAATTTAATTGTAATCTTAAAGCATTTCGAGCAGGTTGAGAAAGTCCCACAAGAGCTTTAATAAATATCGTCGATATCCCGACGGTACTCGCAATTTGTTTAATATTTGTAATTGAAATCGCCATTATTTATTGATACCTAAATCTTTTTCTACCTGTTTCATAAGAATCGTCAATGCTCCATAAATTTCGAGAAGTTTAATTTCACCCGAAATTTGTATTCCAAATCTGCCTTCTTCCGGAATATGAATAACTACTCCTCGAAATAATTTCTGCTCTTGTTTAATCTCATCTGCCATATCTATCTCCTAACGTTTAATATTAGTACCACCATAATTTGTGGCGGCTGACCCCGACGTTACTGTTAATGCTACTGGTTTTGTATCATTATTTATCGTACAATTATACATACCTATTGTTGGTGTGCCTGCCGCTACATCGATTAAATTTGTGCCCGCTGAAATAAGATGACAATTTGTAAATCTTAAAGCAGCCTCAGTACAACTTGTAGTTGTTTGCGCAGCAGCATTACTATTCACACCTTGAATCCTACAACTATCAAAATCTACTGCACCCGAAGTAGATCCCAACCAATTTACTGGCCAATAAGAAGCATGACTACAAAAAATATACGTTCGCATTATCCCGACAGAGCAATACGTTTGTATTGATAACGCTGATTCTGCAGACGCAGAAATCTCACAATCATAAATTGTACCCAACGCAATATAATTTGAAACTCCCGATGTAAAAGTCAAAGCTATCCCCGCGGCTGAAGAAAGTACGCACTTATTTAATAGGATTTCTCCTCCACCCACAGATACATTGCCATTTCCCGAAGTAGATGTAATCTTACAATTAAAAAATCGCATCTTCATATGTTTATTTGTTATGGCAGATCCACCGCAACTAACTGTATATCCTACCGCACTATTATGATCTAAAGTGATATTTTGAATATTATTACCAATAGGAGTTGTTTGATTAGTTCCTAAAAGTAAAGTAATTTCAGATGTAGTTGTTATTATACAACGATCTCTATCAATTCCTATTAAAGAAACGCCATCAGGCATTACTATACTACTTGTCTCAGTATAAGTTCCCGGCATTACAAAAATAACATCCCCTGATGAAGATGCCGCTACTGCAGCCTGAATCGACGAATAATCTCCTTTTCCGCCACCGTCTACTACTAAAACATTTGTCCAAAGTTGTAAAACAGCACCGGTTGCAGATATACTTCCGCTTGTTCGAATATTACCCGCATTTGCAAAATCTCCGTCTGCAAGAATACTTCCAGGAGTTGATAAACTGTGGGAAAGCTGAAACATGGTAGGCGTATTTACAAATTCTAAATATGCCCCGGTTGCAGAACTTCCTTCGTAAAAATACAGAAACGAATTTCCATCTGGACCGTCGTAGTTAACATATGCAGCGCCATTTGATGCTAAATAAGACCCAATAATACCGCTATTGACTTGTAAAGCCCCTGTCATATAAAAACGAGAATTACTATCTTGCCATTTTAAAGATTGTCCAGTAGGAGAACCCCCATCATAAAAATAAATAAATGAATCGCCGTCTGCACCATTTTTATTTACATAAATATTACCGTTAGAAGAAAGTGTGCCCGCAATAATTTCATGGGATGTAGTATTACCATGATTAGTAACATTTTGAAGGTTTTGAGCACAACTACCAGATGCATTATCTACATAATTGTATAAGGATAATACTTGATGATTTAAATCATTACCAATTGATCCTGAAATATTATCTACATAATTATGGAGAGTTAATACTTGATGATTTAAATCAGTCCCAATTGATCCTGAAATATTATCTACATAATTTTTTGTGGCCGCGTCTTGAGCAGCTGTTGGATTTGCTACACCTGTAATCTTAGCCGCACTCATATCAAGAGTATGAGATAACTTAAATCCCGGAGTTGCATCCACAAACTCAAGATATGCGCCCGTTCCAGAACTGCCTTGGTAGAAATAAAGATACTGGTCGCCATCCGGTCCATCGTAATTAATATAAATATGTCCATTAGAAGCTAGGTATCCTGATACTACCCCAGTAGCGACCTGAAATAATCCAGTCATGTAAAAACGGTTATTTGAATCTTGCCATTTTATATATTGTCCAGTAGCTGAACTACCATCATAAAAATAAAGATAACTATCTCCATCAGCGCCATTTTTATTTACATAAATATTACCGTTAGAAGATAATGTTCCAGCAATAACTTCGTTATTAGTAACGTTTCCAACATTAGTAACGCTTTGTAAGTTCTGTGCACAACTTCCAGATGCATTATCTACATAATTGTATAAGGATAATACTTGATGATTTAAATCAGCTCCTATACTTCCTGAGACACTATTAACATATCCTTTATTTACCGCATCTAATGATCCTGATGGATACGGTACTCGTACAACATTTGAAAATATAAATACATGATTCGTTAAATTATATCCTAACCACGCACCTGATAAATTTCCATCAAACCAATATACTTGGGCATCACTTAAAGATCCGCCCATATTTAAATAAAGATTATTATTTGTTTGAAGATTTTGGGTCGCTTTAACATTTCCTACAGTAATATTATTTGTTGAAGAATTTCCTGCAGAAAGAACTGCATTTAAATCTGGTGCGGATCCAGATGCTTTTGAATATAAATAATCAACGAGTGGTCCAGCAGCAGCTGTCCACAATAATGTGCCGTAATCACGAGTTTTACGCGGATCTAATTTAATATCTGTTGTAACACTTGCAATAGCAACTGCTAACGCGGGACCTAAAAGTAATTTAACTTCTTCAGGAGTATAATTAGTATATGTAATTGACATTATTCGTTATTAACTTTATTTGATAAATCTGTTGAAGTAGATTTTTGAGCAGTACCCGCTGGTGCCCCTTGAAAACATGGGGTTGGCGCGCCCGCAGTATTTGTAAAATATAAACTATTTATATAATCAACGAGTGCATTAAACTTCTTTTGAAAAGATTCTCCTAATAAAGTTTTTTCTCCATTTTCACCACCAAGTTGAACTTTACCATTATCACCTACATTAATTAACATATTACCATTAGTAATATCAAATTTAATATTTCCCTTAACTTTCATTGTTAAATTTCCATCTTTATCGACAGTAAATTCAAATCCCTGATCAGCTTTTGTTTTCAATTGAATCATAATCTCTTTATCAGCGCCGCCAGCATATGAATTATCTGTTTTTGCTAATTCATATTGTCGAGAATCATCATTATTAATCGTTTCTTTTAATTTTGTTCCCAATGTTAATTCAATAAACGGATTATCTATTTCCGGAGTAGTTTCTATACTTGCATCAGCAGTTTCAAGTACACGTAATCTAAATTCGGTTAAACTATTTTGCGACGCCGACGAATCATCTAAAGGCTTTCCCGCGGCAGATATGATTTTAATTCCATCTGCAGTTGAACGTTTAATTAATCCAAAATCTAAAATACCCGCCTCAGTACGTACTGAATGGTTTAAAGAATACTGTTCAATTAATTGTTCACGTCGATTTAATTGCCAATAATCTCCATCCGCAGTTGTCATTAATATATCACCGACATTATTTAAATGCAAATATGTACCCGTTGGAATTGGCAACGCAAATTGACGTTCTTTATTAACAATTGAATCATTCAAATAAGATACCAACATTTTTTCACCGGGTTGTATCCCCCAGATCGTATTATTATTAATTAATGCTGCGTACCCAGGTTGAATAAATCTTAAAATATGCGCTTGATATGCCTTATCAAATCCCATTAATACGACTGCACCCGGTGTAGGCATTTCAAAAATACCTTGTCCGGCAAAAGAAATAGGCAAATCCGATCTTGATCCTGGGTGATCTAACCATTCAACATTTATTGTACCCGCTGTAGAATTAATTGCTAAAATAACCGCTGGACGGAGATAAGGATTTTGTCCTTCCCACCCAGTAAAAGAAGATTTAAATGCTGCAGGTGTATAAACAACAGGAAAAAATTGTGCTTCAGACATTATGGACTCACCTTTGTTTCATTATCAGTTGATGCAGGTAATTGTAACGACGCAGTTCTATCATCTGTGTATGGATTAAGATTTGGTTGCGTTTCTACGTTATAATCTAAAACTTCAGGTAAAATTTGCCAAGGTTTACGCCCATATTTTAAAGTAAGAGTTGTAGTAAACGCAGTACCAAAACGAAAACTGTGACTAATTCCCTCAATATAATATACCATATTTCTATATGGAATGTATATCGGCATATGTACTCGTAATTCGGGGCGCCCCAAAATCGTAACTTGTCCTACAAAACGTCCGGCATTTACCCGTAACATCCAGGATTTACCAAAATAAAAACAACTTTCTGAATCAGTAATATATGGATGACTAACTGGTTGAATTCGTCTACCGTATCTACGAACTAAACTCGGATCTTCAAAAAAAGCGGCCATTTTATAAATTTCCGGTTGTCCATCTATAATATTTTGCTGTCCGGTAACATAAATTGAACTAATTACCTCCAAATCACTTTCAGAAAAATTTGCGTTAATTATATCAGTATCCCGTAAAACATAAACTTCTGGGTTACTCTCAGTTAGTATATGATAATTATTAAATCTCGGTTGATGATACCAAATATCTCCATTTTGATCGGCATAAAATTCATAATTAGTTAACAGTGCAACTTCATTCGCAATTGTTAAATTATCAATATACTCATTTTGCCAATTTGAAAAAGAATCACCATAAATACGTTTATATGCGGCGAAGTCGTGGGTACTTTTTGGAGTAGAATCAAACGGAAGAATCTGTAAATGAACTTTCCGCGGAGAGAATAGTAAATCATCTAATTTATCGCGTTCTTCCTCAAGTTCCTCGCTTCTAGTGCGTTTAAACCCAACAGTTAAATCAACTTTAGACGCAACTTTTTGATAAGCGCTCGAAGAAGGACTCGTAGCTTCAATATAATCAAAATATCCTGCCCCGCGAATTCGAAATCCTACTGGATCGTCTCCGCCGACGGTCAAAAGTTTAATTATTTCCCAACCAAGTAGGCCCGCAAATCGTTTTTGCCAAATTATAAATATTCCGCCTTCAGGAAGCCCCTTAGTAAAAATTGATGGATTTATATTAGCTTGCGTAATACGCATAACTTTTGTTACATCCGTACCCATTATTTGAATTTCATGAGCAACCCCTGAAAAAATATCTGAAACCGAATCGACATATCCAGTAAATGCTACGATCATGTCGTCGCGGCTATTTTTTTCTTGAAAACGTTTCCGCATTAACACAACACAAAGTTGCATTGGTTGAAACATGCATCTACCATGCTCAATTTGTCCCCCAAATTCTTCAAACATTGCAGATTGTTTACGTGCGCGCGTTAAAATACCTGCGGCTTCAGCAATCGGTAACGAAACAATTTCTTCTCCATCTGAGCGAGATGAACTAGTTGATGTAGTATCTTTTTGTACATTATATGAAGATACAGAAGTTTTATTTATACTTCTATATCGAATTTGTCCTTTTGAAAGATCACTACGTAATTCTGTATCTACAATTGTAGCTAATTCTGCATCAGTATATTTTAAAGAAATATCTTGAAATAACAAATATATTTTAGAATCGTCTGCATTCGGTGGAGTGTATAAACGATCCCAAGCTTTATCATTTAAATATTCTTTAGGAGATTCCCACGTAGTACTTGGAACAATTGTTTTTAAAGTTGAAAACTGATTTTCTTGTTGAGCAATGTATGTTATCGCCTTACCATCTTTTAAATTTGTTATTTCAGTTACAATATCGTCGGCATAAAAATACTTATTTCTAGTATTATTTATTTTAATTACAAACTGTCCAGATTTTCCCGTTGATCCTAATGTTAATTGAATATCAGTAATATCATCTATATCGGGTACAATTGTATGCGCAGTTGAAAGATCTCGAATAGGTTTTCCTTCAAAATCTAATGTAATAAATACAACCATTGCATCAGGAAAATAATTTTCAACTTTTTGGACTGTATTTTGTTTTGCCACTATGTCTCACTTTCCGAAGGAGAATTTTTTAAATTCTCAATATATCTTAACGTTTCTTCATTCCGTACAATTTGATTTCGGGCACGACTCGTTGCCGCTTGTAAATTACCCGCATCATAGTGAACTAAAAATTTCATTCGATAATAAAGCATAAAAGGACTTGTTTCACGTTCTTCATATTGAAAATCTGCAATATGTCCTACATAAATACGCCCGCGATATTCAATCGCAGATAAATATCCTTTACTTTGAAAATTTTCATCTTGATCTTCATCATACCAACGCTCTAATTCACGAAACGCTTTCAACGCGGGAGAATTTTCTTCAGTAGGAATTTCATCAACTACTTGAGGTATAATTGGGATACCTGCAATAGTTCCAATTTGAATTTGAGGAGTCGCTTGAATATTTCCAGTAACACCTTCTAAATCTATTTCTCCAATTTGAGGACCCCAATGTTGAAATGCCCATCCAGCACGAGTACGGATTTGTTGGAATAATTTACGTTTAATAAGCCGTAAATTTGTAGGATTAATTCTAAATGTTAATACTTTTGGAATAGATGAAAAAACTTCTTCATAAATTTTATTTAAATTTCCAGGAATAATAGGAATTGCTTCTGTTTGGGATAAAGTAAATCTCAATGTATAAATACGATCTTGCAATTCTGTTAAATCGTGCGTACCACGATTATATGGAACAAAAATACCATCTATCACAAAACTTATATCTTTATAATTTCCATATTGAGCTTCATCTGTAAAGAAATTTCGAGGTCCAATAAAATCATAGTATTGTGTTATAGATGAATAATCTTTTGTATATTCTACATCCCATTGTTTAAATTCATCGTAATAATTTACATATCCACGAATTGTTTGATTAGCGGGAACATCAGACGTTAAATAACTCGGGCGAGTTTCAAGTCGATAAATTTTTAATGTCTCTTTTTTAGACGCCATGCTTATTCCTTATTAGGTTGATGCATTTGCGAACGTGAAACTTTACCTGTAGGAGCACTTGCTTGTGGATCATATGTAATTATATTTGTAACTTTAATACGTTTTCCATCAGAAGTAATGACGTCATTTCCTTCAGTTTCTACTGTAGTAGACTTCTTAGGCTTCGTAATTTTCGATGGTAATTTAGGCGGAAACCGGCGCTCAAATTCTGCTTCTACCTCTTGATCATTATCAAATCTCGTTAAATTATCCAGACTTTCAGATATCGCTAAACTAAAGTTTTTAAGTGTGCTTAATTTTGTATCCCTGCGAACACCTTCTTGTTTACCTGCAAAAGTACCTTTAACATCTTCCCACGCCGCAGAAATTCCACTGTGCCATTCCTGCAGTCTCTCTGCAATTGTTGATAAACGACTAGATAATTCTTCTCGTTCTTTATCTATGGCATCTCTTACATCTGCTGAAGTTACCCCCGTACGCTCTATTTGATCTTGCATTTTTTTAATTAAATCTTCATACGCTTTTGCAGTTTCTTCTTTTGTAGTAATTCCTGGAGTTGCTTTTTCAAAATACTCTTGCAATGTTCTAGCTTCTACTGCAGTTAATTCCGGGGTGGCGGCCCGCGCTGCAACTGTTCCTTGAGTACGTTCAATTTCTTTCATTTGTTGATATCCAGCAGTAGCTTTAAGTGTAGTATATTCAGCAGGAGATAATTTATATAATTGCTCCATTTGTTGATATATATCTTTTTCTAAAAATTGTTGCCCCCCGACCAATTTTTGAAGCGGTTCAGGAAGCTTACTAAATTGTTGTGAAACCATCCACGCAGTTTTACCAACATTAGGAACACCCGCAGCTGTTTGAAATTCTGACGCAAATTGTGAAGCAATCGCCATCCCTACTGCGGCAGGCATCCCCTTTTTTCCAACCGCATCTGCAAATTCTGCAACCATTTCTTGAGAATCTTTTACTTGCATTCCTAAATATGCAAAATTTTCACCGAGACTAAAAATCATTTCACCAAGCTGATCTACTGGTGCGCCGGATTTAGTGGCCAAAATTGCTAATTGTTCAAGTTGATCAACGACAGTCGTTTGGCTACGTACCGCAAATGATTCTGAAAGTCGGGTGATGAATTCAGGAACTTTATCAGAAAATGTAGACGTTAAATATAATAATTTATTATATTCATCTGTAGCTTTTGCAAGTTCTGTAGTATCTATTCCTTTAAAAAATTCTTTCGCACCAGTCATACGTGCTTTAGAAATAACAGTATCTAATGTTTTAGCAGCATCTTTACCCGTACTACCCGCTACTCGCCATCCTTGCGCGGCGCGATCATAAGTTCCTGAAATAGAAATATCCGTCTGCGCGAATGATTTCATTAACACACCCTGTTGTTTTTGCGCTTTATCTTGAAATTCTAAATATTTAAGTGTTGCTGCAATAATAAGTTGAATCGCTGCAGTATATCGAAGCGCTGTAGTAGCAGAAATATCTAACGTGCGACCAAAAAAACTTACTTTATCATTTATTTTATCGACTTGAAAAATAGAATCTGTAGTTGCCCCAGTAAATTTAGTGATCGCTTGATTAATTCCACTACTTCCGGTAAATTTAGTTGTAAGGGAATCTATTGCTTTTACAACTGGGTCGATTGCTTTAGTTCGTAATGAGGTTAATCGTTTTTCAAGACGTTCGTAATTTTTTTCTTGTGCGGCTAAAGATTTTGTTTGCTTAAGGGTAAGTGCTTCAAGCTCTTTATTGGCTTTAATTATCTCTAAATACTGTTTAACTATTTCCGCTAAATGTTTTGGATCTTGTTCTTGTCGGCCACTTTTATAAAGATCTTCGCCACCTTGAAAATTATCAGCCATTATTTACCTTCATCAATTGAAATTTCATCTAAATCATTTGTTAATTTTTGTGGCGATTGTTTAAATTTTTTAGCTTTTGCTCGAATCCGTGCATCAATTTTTTCTATATTAGCATCATCATAAAATACATTTTCCCGCTGACTTTCTTCTACTTCTTGAACGCGTTGATATAATTCAGAATTAAGCCATGGTTTAATGGCATCAAATATTTGTCCAATGAGTTGTACAGTATCCTGCTTATCTTTTTGAACATTAACTAAAATCCATTTACGTTGTAAAAAATTTAAACGTTCGTTAATATTTACAACTAATTCAGGACGAGTAATTTTAAAAAGTTCCCAATAATTACGTGATTCATCAGTTTCAAGAAATTCATCAAGCTGTTGCAATAATTGAGCACCTATAACAGGTTGAATATCACAAAAAATTCTAATAATTTCTTGATAAAATATTGGTGGAAGATCTTTTACAAATTCTTTTCCCGAAAATCCTTTACATGATATTATTTGTTCAAAATAGTGTAATTGTGCAAACGCACCCGGCGCTGAAGGAGTATCAATAAAATGAATTATAAATGGAATATTAAAAACTTCAATAGGATACTTAGGTAATATTCCCTCAATTACTGCTTGTTTCGCCGCGTTCTGGGGAAGCTTCAGGGGATTCATTATTCGGTACCTTACTTAATAAATCTAAATCTGATTTTTGTTGTTGAGAATCTACAATATTTTCACCGAAATGTTTTCGCATATACTGATCTTGTACACTATCATAAGCGATCACTAAAGTATTTACAACTGGTTCCGATAACTTTTTAATTAAAATTACTTTGTAATCATATAAAGAAATCTTTTGCGCTCCAAAAAGACTATATTCTTTATTATGATTTTCTACATCTTCATCTGTCGCAACCGGTTGATTATTAATACTTACTAAAGCGGTAGCTAATAAATATACTTTACTCAAATATGAAATTCCTACAGCAGATGATGCAGTATGTGCAGTTTTTTCCGCTAATTCGACTAATTCACCTGTAGTGAGCATACGTAGAACTATCTTCCATTCTTTAACGGGGCTTTCTTTCCAAGATTTAAATGGAGTAATAGTTTGTTCTAAACCACAAGTTGCTATACCTAACTTTTCTAGGATAGACGCCATAACAACTCCTTCTTATCTATAAATGTCGATACTTATTAAAATTAAACTACGCGCGTACACTGAACAGTCATATCTTCAACAATCAGAATTCCATCAGATGAAACAGTTTTCCCCCACTCTATGATCCAACAATCTTCGTATGTAATTGTACGAAGGCGGGTTCCTGAAGAATCTGCTTCTGCCGGTCCAGTGATTTGATCATTTTGAATAGTGCTGTCGGGCTGCCAAACGGTTTCAATAATATTAATTGCTTGTACTTGTTTTTGAATATCTTGAGATACAACACCAAAAAAATCTAATAATGTATCTTCGTATAACCGTACTTTATTCAAAGTAAGTTGATAAGTAGGTACACCAGGAGCGATTTCAACGATCTCTCCACCATTTGTTGAAATTTCACGCACAATTTCATGAGTTCTCGTATGACGCGGAGTAAAAGATTTTAACGTTCCTACCGGAATGTTATTAATCTGTATTTCATACGAATAAAAAACTTCTGATCGTGTGACGGGCAATCTTGCCATAATAAATTACCTCTTTATTAGTTTACACATAGATATAAAATTCTAAACTGATATAGTTAAGTGGATACAAAAACTTAACTGATCCAGTTACATTAATACGAGTCGGCTCATTTGGATCTTGCGCAGCTGAAATAGGTACCTCTCCTGTAGTAGGATTATTTTTCGTACCATATTCAAAAATTAAACCATCTCTAACAAGTGAATTCCAAATTGCCTTAACGGTACCTTCAACTTGCGCCGGAGTGCTCGCCGTAATTACAAGACCTTTACCGATATACGCATCAGTTAATTTTTGTCGTGTAATTCTACGAACTAAATCATCTGCGGCAACTACAGAAATTTCAAAAGTATCTGAAGAAGTAGGATCAGTCGTCACAGCATGTCTAACTTTATTTATACCCGATTTAGCATAAATAACTGTCGCACCGGCTGCCCCCATTCGATTCATCTCATACGGTTCATATTGATCATCGGGAATTACAAATCCTGTAATTATTTTTCCTGTAACAGGTTGAATTGGTTTTGCTTGCGCAGTAATTAATCCCGCAAGTGCCGCAGCTATATATGATCCGTCTAGAGTTAACGTTGTACCAGCCGCGGTAGTACGAGTAACTGATACGCCCGGAGCAACTAAAATTGCGCGCTTATCATCTAATGCAGTAGATTTAGTAACAGTAGTATCTACAGTTGCCGCACTATCCATACCGACAATCGCTTCACGCTCATGTCCAATATCTGGAGAAGATTGTTCATTACAATGTTGAACGACTGCAGCAACGATACCCGTTACGGCAACGTCTGTTGTAATAGGTACAACATACGCGATATTATCTTTCTTTCTTAACTTATTTAAAGCACTTTGCCAATTAGCCAACGATGATCCAGATCCTGAAACTTGTAAACAAAGTACTGCGGGTGCACCATTTTCTAATGCCATATTTGCAGCAACCGTTAACTTATTTAAAGCACTTTCAGCTCCATATGCGGCGATGATATCATTCGAATCCGTAAAAATTACTGGATCAAATTGAGTGGCGGGCACAGGATAAACATATGAGACATAATAAATTTCACCCCGGCGCGGCGCCGTACTTCCTTGAACTGCACCTGGATCCCAATAAACATCACCAAACGATCCAGAAAGTGAATAGCGATTATCCCAAGCTGAATAGCTTGAAGTTGCTCCCGGATAGGGAGATACACGAGTTAATGTTACAGTTCCTGCGCTACCGCTTGGAGTAATATTTAAAAGATCCGGGCCCGCGCCTGATCCGCGCACAATTGCCTGATCAGTGACCGTACGTACAGACGGACCTTCACCAACAATTGCAGGAATACGAACATCACCGGAAATATTAATTATTCGGCTATTCGCAATACTTGTAACTCGTACACTCGGTGGTGTATAAGCCATGTTAACCTCCAAAAATTATGATAAACAAAATATTTTCAAAAGCGCCAACTATACATTTATAATATAGGTCGTTTTAAAAAGAACCTATATCATCTGTATTTATATCCTTCAATTCAGGTAGTACAAAGTCCTCAGTCCATGCACTATAGCAAGTAATGGTCAATTCTATAGAAAAAAGGCGGTCATTTCCACGATTTCGAACATTTTCGCCACCTTTATTAACATCAATAATAAAAATACCTTTTTCAGATAAATTACTTACAAAATCGTATTCCATCCCAGTTTGATTCGATTCTAATGTCTGTTTAATTTTACGTTTTACATTAGAGTGCTTTTGTAAGTGTAAATAAATAAAAAGTAATTCTGCAATTTTCTGGGTAGTAGAAAGATCTTTTGCCTCTATAAAAAGTCGAATATTACTTTGAAGACCACCGCCGAGGCGTCTATAAATCGGGCCGTTTAATAATGCGTACCCTGTTTTGGTATAATCTATATTCCAATTAGTACCATTAAATTGTAAATATCTTACAAAAGGTGTAATTGATGGTTTTGGAGCATTATCCAACATCAATGCATACGAACCACTCAATACTTTAACCGAAATAAAATAATTCGTATTAGCCGTAAGTATTACATTATCACTAGCTAAATCATACATGCCCGTCTGGTACCATTTATAATTAGCATTTCTCCCCGGATTAATACTTCCACTAGCTAATTTAACCGCAGGACCTAAAGAGCCTGAAGACCAAAGAGTAATTCCAACGGATTCTTCATAAGGTCCAAGATACAAAAGAGGTAATTTTACTTGTCGAAGCGTTAATGGAGTATCATCTATATGTACTCCAAACGCAACTGGATTATTCCCGAGTTGAACATAATCTCTTGCAGCAGAACCTACACGTAAAGTTTCCCAAAAATTTCCAATGCGCGAATCTATTGCCCAATGATCATCGGAAGATCCATCAGATAAACATACGACTATTGGATATTTTTCATTGTCCCATGGATATTGTTCGTACGCATTTGGAGCATTTTCCGCAGATACAGATATAACTTCAGTATCTACATTTATCCATTGAGAATTTAAATGAAAGATTTTATTTACAAATTCTACAAAAACTTGTTTGATATCTCTCGATTGTCTAAATTCTAAACTCATACTGTAATAACCGCATCTGATGTAATTGTTGCAATTTCAGTTATCTTTGGAATTATTGAAATAGGTGCAAGTTGATAACGAATATCGCTATCTTCAATACGTACAGTATCAAATTCTTGATGCGTTAAAATTCCACGCCATCTACTATCCGCTTTACGAACAATTTCAAATAAAACGCCCGCATCGTTTCCTATTGTCCCCATAATTAAATCATAATTATTAACATATGGATCTGCTTCAGTCCAATGAAATGTATCACGTCTACGAATTCTACCAACTTGTTCCACAGGATCTTCCTGTTTTATCATAGGAACACGTACTAAAATTGTATTTGTTGGTTTATATTTAGAAGCAGCACATGTATAAAGCGTAAATGCTGCAGGATAACTTGTTCCACGACAAAGCGGACATTCTCTATTTGGATATCCTGTTGTAGCATCTACACAAATACACAAATTTCGAAATGAATATGAAACATTTGTCGGTACAAAATTATTATTAAACCAAACTTTAACTGTTCCAAACGTACTTTCAGAATTTGAGCGTAAAAATTCTATTGCATATTCATTATCATACGCAATAGAATCCTTATCATATACTCTTGTCATTGGAGAAGCATTATTAAATAATGTCCAATGATTTGTTTGTATCCTATGATTTGGATGAAGTGTATCACTATCTCCAGGTTGCCAAATTATTGCAGAATATTGTGGAGCAGCCGTAGCCCATCTAACGACCGAACGACTTATTAACTCTCCTTGATCTATTCGTTGAAATAAATAAAATGGTTCTGCACCAATTCTCACTTGAAGAGTATGGTTTTCCTTTATATAAGCGATAATTTCTTTATCTAATCCAATTTCACAATCAGTAAATAAATTCTCACCCGGTGAGAGAGGATTTCCACTATTTATAATTGGAGACATTTTTATTCTCAGGTTTTTGTACGGTTATCTGCGGAACTTGATACATTCCATGATTTACTTTCATTTGCCATTGAGAAAGATCAGTGATAAATCCAACCTGTTGTGCGAGTTTTCCATACATCTGAAGATCCTTATTTAAGGCTAATAGTTCCTTTTTTCTTTCGCTGGCTTCTCTTCACCAATAGTAAATCCCATACATCCAGAAAGATCCGCCCATTTTTTAACTAGCTCAGTCGAATATTTTCGTCCTACAGGAATTGGAATATTGCCACCTGCTCTAACAATAGATCGACGAACAGTACCATCTGATACTTTATACATCCGCGCGATATCAACAATAGTAAGATGCCCTTCTTCAAATAACTTACGAAATTCTATACACTTTTCTTGTTTTATCATAAAACTATAATCTCTATTAGTATAGTTAACTTATTGTTATTCAACAAGTTCTATGCGAACTTGCTCACGCCTCTGAGCGCACGAGACAAACTTCTCGGGAAACCAGTAGTACTAGAGAATAATCCGCGCGCGATTACATGATCAAGTGCATATTTTGTACGCATGGCTTTTAAATTTTGTATATAACTCGTCATCAATTGATTAAAAATTGCTTGATATTTACCGCTACGATCACGAGTTAATGAAATTCCGTTATCATTATAAATAAAATGTTTACCCGCTTCAAATACCCCAATAGCAACTAATGCATTTATAACAGCGCCTTCTTCAATAATAGAATAATATGGTTGAGGCACATCAAGAAATGAATGAAATGTTATTGCAGGTGGATAAGCATTCCACCAATTTAAGCTTGTTTGTAAATGATCTAATAGTTCTCGATTTCGTGGAAATTTATTTATAAATCCGCCCATATCTTCATGCATATATAATTGAGACCGTACACGTTCAAGCATAATTCCTTTTATGATCGACTCATTAGTACTTTCTATTTTAAATACATTTGGAACATCTGCAGCAAGAATTAATCCAGATTGATCCGCTTGCCAAAATGCACCATAATACCCATATGGCCAAGTACTATCTACATCAATCTCGTAAAAATATTGCCCGTTAGCATAATGCGTAGCTACTGCAGCCGCAACTCGAGGAGTCGCATCACTTTGATATTGAATACTTACAGTGATACTACCAGATGGTTGTATAGAAATACCATTTTCATCTTTAAAATCTGTCCAGATGCGCTCTGTCTTATCCCGATATAAAATTTGCATTATTCGTCCTTAATTAAACTATCTCCACCCGGAGAAATTAACAAATATCGTTTAATATTTTTATTCTCATAATTTGCTTGAAATCCTAATGCAATAAAATTAATCTGCGGTTGAGATGCAACTTGCAAACCTTTACGCGCGCCAATGTTAAAATCTACGGTTTCACGAACAAAATAAATTGGCCGTATATTCGTTAATTTAAAAATATCATATTTTTGAAAATCAAATCCATAAATATGAATATCTACACCATTATTAGATAAGGTAAATCGGCCATCGGTAAAACGAATTGTAAAACTTTTAGAAGAAGTTAAAAGAATTGAAAGAGTTTCTAATTCTGTTACACGAGCCATCACTTTTCCAAAAAGTACTTCATTTTTTCCAGAATCATCAAATTCTTGGAGAGTTGAACCATCTTTAAACTTTGCTTTCCACATATTTACTCCACCTAAAAAATTAGAAACGAAAACAGTTGTATCTCTTTTCGAATCTAATATAAATTTTGGTAACGTATTGTATTACAATTACTGTCGATCGTATGTAAGCGAAATTGTCTTTGTGTTAACCGGACCGGCCGGAGCACTCGAAGTAGTTTGGAGCTGGAACGCCATCATAGATGAATACGCACCTGAAGCATACCCAGGAGAGCTTTCATGTTCTGATTGTTTCAAAATATCTGTAGTCAAATCAGGTAAGCAAACGTTCGCACTACCCGGAGATGCCACAGCAATATCTGGAACTGCTTTACCACTAACTGCTGGCAGAGCAGTCGCAGTAGGCGCACCAGTACCTTTTACGTAATTACCAGAGAATTTAATTGCTTCTCCAGTCTTATACGCTCCATTAGACTTCCAAAGTTTTGCATTACTAATTTGTGTATAAGATCCAGAAAAATGAATCTTTATATACTTAGCAAAACCATTAGATCCCGCGGCGATCGGATAACTGGCAGGAGTCAAATTCGCAAGATCTACACTGCCAAAATTTAAACTTTGAGCAAGTGCGGTCCCTGTACTACCATCACCATACCCAGCGTTAAATTCTACCCAATAAACCGTTACCGCCATTTATTATTTTCCTCCAGTTTCTTCTTTTGATTCAATTTGATTAATTTCATTTTGCGCATCATCTTCTTCTTGTTGCGCAATAGTGTCTAATTTCTTACGAGATGCTTCTTGTTTCGCAGCAAAAACTTTAGGATCAACATCAAATGAAACTTTCATTTTAAGTAAATCCTTTGTATCCGGATCCGACACAGTTCGTGCGGGATCTGAAGTAACTGATGCAGAATGCTCATATTCTTTTGCAATATTTGCACGTAGTCTACTTTCAACCTTTTTCGAGGCTTCTCGCGATTCAGTCACTTGTTGTTGCAAAGATACTTTATTAGTTTCATTAACATTAACCGCTTTAGTTTCTATTTGCATATCTGGATGATTTGAATCCTGCGCAGTTTGAGAAAATTGCGCTTCAATATGCTGCGCAGTTGAATTACGGAGAGCATTTATTCGTTGTGTATTTGGATCTTTTGGAAGGTTTTCACCTGTATACATAATTAAATGCCCATCTCGTAAATGTGTCGCTAAAGAACCACATTTACTTAAAATTTCTGTATTGTATAACTGACTCAAATTAACGGGATTAAATGCATCAATTGTAAGACAATCATTTCCAACATTCAAGAGAACTTGATAACCGGGACTAGCTACAACTATAATAGCCTTTTCTTCATCAGAATTTAACATTACTTACTTCCCCTTTCATCATTTAAAAGAACATCTAAATCGTTCCAAGTAGATGATGTAATATCTTTCACTGCTTGCTTATGCGCCTTAAGCTGTTCCTCCGTAAGACCCATTGCTTCAAAGTGATTAAATAATCTAGCCCGAAGACGATTCATAATCTTACTTAATTTCTCCTTGGACTCCGCCATTCTATAAAATCCTTTCTTAACGGTAAAGAGGGGGAATTACCCCCCTCTTTACTTATTCAACAACGATTAAGCAACACCAGTAGAAATAAAACCACTAAATGACCCGCGGGCGACACTATTCGAATTAACAATCAACATACCGATTTCTTCGTACCCGACATAACCGATCAATGCTTCCTTCGGCGTATCATCCGGAAGAAGAATCAAATCAGTACGAACAGGTAATACACCTGTAAACCGCGGCTCAGAATAGCAATAGACCCAGTTATTTGGAACCAAACGGGAGACAATGATATCGACTCCCCAAAGACTACCAAATAATCCAGTTTGCCAAATTTCACGTTGGGTTACAGGATCAACGTCATTACGACGCCATGAACGGAAATGACTGAACGTCTTGAAATTCATCAAGTACGCATAAGCGGGCAAATCCCACTTCATAATTTCCGCAGAAAGTTGATTATAGAAATCCTTAGATGCGCCCGCAGTAGAAGTAGTAATCGGGTTGTTGGACGTGTTGTTAGACACGACCGTTTCAGTGAGGGCCAAGAATTGCGTGTCTTCTTCGATCTGGACCGCAATACGGATTCTCTCCTGCATACGATCGAGAACATTGAAACGACGCTGTTGGATTTCTTTCAACCGAATTGCCGCGGGAGCAAAAATTTCCCACGTTACGGGCTCAACGTATGCGCCTTCAACAATAAACTGAACAGACTCACCTTTCTTAGTTACTGTGGCCGCGAATGCGTTAATATCCCGATCGTACCGCGCAATTTGTCCCTGACCTAGAACGTCGATCTCGAAAAATCTACGCGCCATGCCCTGGTAATCGAGCTGGGTACGAATAGGAATCGCCATTTGAGCACCTAATGCCTGGCGCCCTGCTTCCGATTGCAAAAGCGTAAAAATCTGATCCGCCTCGGCAGCATCTGTATACTGCGTATATGGATCAGTTGTTGAGAAGTCAGCTGTCTTCTCCACACCAAACCCCGCTTCAGGAGTCGCAGTTTTCTGCTGATATCCGGGCGGGTATGCACTTGCATTCTTTTTCATAATAAAGTACTAACCTCCTAATTAGCCGAATAAAACGACTCCAATTGTGTAACTGTTTGAAGCAGACGGAGCTTTGGTTAAGAAACCAATTGCGTGGCCGCTGCCCGCTGTCTTAGCGAACTTACCGTTACTGGAAGCGTACAACAGAGTCATCAATGAAGTATTTTCATCAATTTCTGATTCGTAGCATCCATTAGCGGATCCGTTCTTCACTTCGAACTTGCTGTGGCCATGAAGAATAGTTACTTTAGAACCTGACGGTTGCGCCATACCTGCAACAGCAGTAGATGCATCCGCACTGTTCTCAAGAGCTACTCCAAGGACCGCAGATCCAGACGTTGAACATTTTACTACGTACTCATCTACTAATGAAGTTGATGCCGTGCCGATGACAAAAAGTTGTCCGGCGACCCACGATGCCGTAGGAGCATACAAACCAGTAGTAGAACTATACGTAGACGCAACGTTAAACGACTGTTTAATGCCGAAGTGTCCTCTCAAAGTAATAGTGTTAGCCATTTAGACTAAACCTCCTTGGGAAAACGTTAAACGTTAATGACGTCGGTTTGAGCGTAAAAGATGCTGGTATTCCGCCAACTTTCCTACACGTCTCAACCGATTTTCTATCGTGTTAAAATGTCTAGTAACATCGGGGATACCATTATCCCCTTGAACTGTACCGCCATCAGCATGCATTTGCGGTACAACATCATGTGCCTGTTTGCGAATTTTTTCTTGTTGCGATGCCGTAATCTTAGCATTTTGATGAACAGAATCTTGAATTCCTTCTGGAGCAATATCTTCAGCTTTATGTCCATCATACCGAGTATCGCGAACGGCACTGAGATTATTGTGCACAACCCCCGAACCCATTTCTTCCGCTTCAGGGATTTGATAAGCTTCGAGAGAGCGCTGATTCACGACCGGGAGTTTTTCCAAATTAGCTTTAACCGCATTCAAACCTCTTTCATCTAGTTGAATATATTCCATTGCTTGTTTTTGAATGCTTGATAAATCAAATGGACAAACGCCACGAGAAGACGCAATTCTTGCTAAATGTAACGCACGTTTAGCAATTAAATCAGATTTCTTCTCAAGTTCATAGTCTGAAACCTTCTGTTCCAATGATGCAATCTTAGTATTTGCATTTTTCAATGCAGATGCATATTCCTTATCCCCAAATGCCCGGCCATAATATTTATCATCCGATTTATGACCGTCTTTAGCTTCAGGACGCATGCCCGGACGTTCCTTATTGGAATCTTTTTCAGATTCTTGAGTATCATAAAGTGCATTTGGAGTTTTAGAGGTTTTACCAGGAGTAATACCTTCCAATTGTGCTACTTTACCATTCATCAGCTTTCGAGTCGCTTCCACACCAGTTTGTTTTACTGAATTTACAATTTCAGTCGCGTAGTCATCAGAAGTAAAAATCCCAAACTCTTGTGAGCCGCCTTCTGTACCGGCAACATCGTTGAAATCCGCAACAAATGACTCTACAGCGCCATCATCTGCCATTTTAACCACGCCGTAAAAAGTTTTACGGGGTTCCCATGCATTTGCAAACTTTCTTACTATAACTGCACCCGAATAAACCGTCGGTGCTTTAGGGGCTTCGCCAGGACGCTTATCAGCAGAAGCATCTTCACCGCCTGTAAGAGGACCTGTTAACAATTCTACTTTTGTTTCAGGATCATTTAAACTCTTACTACGTTCTTCACCTTTCATGCGCTGGTATTCGGGATACATATCTTTCCACCAAGCATTCATTTCAACGGATTCGACTGCGCCCGCTTCTCCATAGTTGCCCGGATCACGAGCACCGGTTGGCGGCATGGCAGCAGCTTTCTTTTCTTCTTTCTTTTCTTCTTTCTTCTCTTCTTTCTTCTCTTCTTTCTTCTCTTCTTTTGCTTCTTCTTTCTTCTCTTCTTTCTCTTCCATTTCATCTTTAGCAGTAGTTACTAAAGACTTTGAAATAATACCTGTAAGTTTCTGAAGTAATCCGATGTTCGCATCGGTTATCTCCAAACGTGCCTCCTTCGACATGTCTTTTTCTCCTTCAATATTAGATTTATTTAATTTATCTTTTTCAGGTTCCTTTGATTTCGCAGGTTCCTTTAATTCCTTTGGTTTTTCATCAGTCTTTTCTTCACCACTATAAATATCACAAGCTTGATCGAGCTTAGCAATCGCATCTTCAACCGCGGAAACTGCTTCTTCAATAACTGCATCTGCATCTTCAGCAAGTTTTTTTGCACCAAATGCATTACGTTTACCCCATCTCAACCGATTTGCGAGAGCTTCTTTTGCTTCATCTTCTTTACCTTCTAACATATTTGCAACTTCTTCAAGATCATCTTTAATCATTGAAAGATCTTCTTTAGAATTTTCAAGAACTGTTGGAATATCTGCAGATTTCAACGAAATTTCAATTGCAGCGCCTTCCATCTTAGGCATTATCGCCGGAGGTCCGCCCATTAATTCTGGACCTGCTCCTGGACCTGCTCCTGGACCTGCTCCTGGACCTGCTCCTGGACCTGCTCCGCCAGGACCTTGCATTTCTTTGACAAAATCTTTAGGAGATTCTAGAGCAAGTTTTACGCGATTAAGTAAAGTAATTACGCTTGTTTTAAGTTCCTTAACGCGTGCGGAACGATCACTTAAACTTTTTTTCGCCACAACAGCATCGATAAAAATTGTTCCCATCGGTCTATATTCCTTTTCACCTGCAATTAATTTAGCGCCCTTACTGGCCCAATCATGATAAAGATCTGTTTCACCTTCACGCGCTTTAACATCTTTATCTCCGGTAAATTCAGAAGTTGTTGGGAGACCTAAATCTGCACCTTCTTCATTTGCCGCAGTAATACTTTTCTTTTCATTTTCTAGATCATTCTGAACTTTAGATTCTGTATCTTTCGCCATTTTATTTACTCCCATTTGTTCACATTCTGCACAAATTGCAAATTTTTCAAATTTAGAAATATCAGGCGTAGCAACCTTTTGATGAGTTTTTTGATCAAATACACCTTTACAATCTGCACATGCATAATAATTACCTATTTCAGTCCCAACTGCGCCGCGCACTTTTCGTGATCTAGTACCTGCAAAATTATGTGAAAAAAGTTCTTCGGGATTCTCAACATTATAAAATCCTGCATTATCTGAAGGTAATAAATTAACTTTATTTTCAATCAAATAAGGTGCATATGATTTATTTGCAAGTACTTCAAAAACATTTCCCGATTGTAATGCTACTTTAGCAATTTCTCCATCACGATCAAATAAAAGTTGATCCTCAGTAGTCCAACTATCTACAGGTTTATTAATATTTTGAGCATATGTAAAAAGAACATTATTGTAAAAATCATCCGTCACACTAAAAACTACTTCTACTGGCCGTCCATCCATATAAACAAGTGGTTTTAATTGCTTGAAAGAGGGTTTTTTAATTTTTGATGCAATCTTCTCTACTTTATATCCACGATAAAATGCGGGATTTGCAACAACAGATAATTCAAAGAAACTTAATCCATAATTAACTTCAAACGCTTTCGCGTATACCATTTTACGGCCAGCAGTTTTAACTGCTTTTAAATCTTCCGTACGAGAAAGAATAAAAGGCAACCACTCTGTACGAAGAGTTCCTTTTTTAACTAAATCACTAATTTGTTGTGAAGGAACTAAAAGTCGTTGGCCCTTACTAAATTTAATATGTGGACAGTAATCTTGTTCTACGTACGCACGATTTCCACAAATAGTACATTCAGAATAATCGATGTTTGTTCCCATGCTGCAACCAGTAGGAGAATCTGTATCAATCATTCGTGCAATTCGCGGAGCAGCTTTACGATCAACAGCCATTAATACTTCAACGCTACCATCTTCATGAGGTTGGCGCGAAGCAAGAACTACATGACGTTCATCATCCGCAAGTTGCATCCAATTACGATTACTAAATTTCGAAGTATTAAAACGATTTAAGTAAGCTCCGTAAAGATCCCCAATTGCATTCTCTATGTTATTACTTGCATGTTCAACGTATGCATGTTTACCAATAAAAGATTGATATCCATATCCTGGACGACTATCTAAAAATTCTGGATATGGAAATGCATCAGCATTAGCGTTTGGTCCATCTACTTCAATACATCCTATTGCTTTAAATCGCGCATAAACAAAATCAGGATTATACCTCACAACTTTTTGCGCATGAGCATCATGCCCTGCAACAGAAGACATTTCTGTAACTATCCGATTATAATCTACTTCATTATCTATAATCGCAGAAAGTTTTACAAATGATGCGTATTTTGTTAAAGCCATAATTTAATTTTTTATTCTATTTCTTAAATTAAGTGAAATTTTTGAAGTCGGTAAATTAGATTTATCTGAATCCAATACTGGACCGTGCTCGGGCGATTGTGTACAACCTTTATCATATCCATGAGTATCTTCTGTCATATCCTTCAAATCGCGATCATAATCAGTATGTTTACGAAGACTCAGCATATCTGCCCTCTTAATTAAATGAATATAATTTTTATCAGAAACTTTGATTTGTTGAAGTCCTTTTGCAGTATAAAGTACGATATTTATTTGATCATCAGTTTCTTGAAGATCTTTTACAATGCCTACCGCATCATCAGTCGCGCCCGTGATTATAATTAAATCACCTATACCTAACTTAGCAGGAGGTATAGATGCTTGCGATACTGCTTTGTACAATAATTGCGCGGTGCGTTCAATATTAGACAACAATTTCCCTCGACATATAAACATACATCAATTGATAATATTATAGTTCCAAATTCCCTAAACGGAGACCGTCAAAAATTTAAAAATTATGTAACGACCCAAATAGACCCATTGTATACGTAAAGTTTATTATTATCCGTATTAAAATACATTTGACCTAATTGCGGACCGCTTGGAGCAGATCTTTGCGCAGGAATTACAAATTTTTGACAACTTAAATTACCAACTACAAGAAGATTAGTTGATATCTCAAAACTACTATGACCCCCTACGTATGACAGCGATTGGGTCGAATTGTTGAAATAAATTGAACAATTCTCAGATGCAACGCCATCTTGATTTAGATATAAATCTTCTGTAAGTTGCAATTTACCACTAATATAGACAGAATTGTGCGGAATTGCCGACGTTTGAATAAAAATTGTCCCATTTTCTATAATACCTATTTTTGCGCCAGCATTCCAAAAATGGATACCTTGAAACGGGGCGGGAGTCTGCGGAGTTTCGATATAAATATTTTCTCGAATAATTAAATTACTCCCCGAAAAATTTGCGGTAAAATTTTTATTGCCATGAATAGTTTGAGTACCTGGTGTAAGACTACTTCGAATAATACCATTTGGTATGTCATCCAATGAAATACCCGACCCAGCACCAAAAATAAGTTGGCCGTCATCTAATTGTGAACGAAATCCCATTATTTTTTCTTATTCTTAGATTCCATAGTAAGAATTTTTTCAAGCTCTCGCTGAACTTTTAAATTATAATTTAATTGGCCAGTTGCATTAATAATAGTATTACGAAGAGATACTTCATCTCTTCGTAATACATCTAACAATTCTTTTACCTTTTCTTTAACCATATTACCCTTTATTATTCTAATTACCCGCGGATTACATAAGTAATAAATGCATTTTGTCGAAGCTTAAAATGAAATGTTACTTGAGTAGTAGAAGTTTCTGCATAATCTCGTTCTTCACCGGTAATATCAGCTTGTTGCAATTCTCCATTCACATATACATCCATATTCGCACCTTCTGCGGGGGTATATGAATTTCCACCAGGCAATGTGTGAGCAGTTTCTGCATTCAATGTAGAAGTTAATCGTTCAGTTACCTTTACACCCGCTAACCCATCGATTGCCGCGTCTAATTCTCCTATTGCTGCCTCAAGACTATTCCCTTGCGTAACATAACTTGTAGACGAATATGTAGGTGCACTATCGGTAACATCACTTTGCCCCGTAAAAGATTGAATATTTGCAAAAGATCCTGAAAGTCCTACATTAAAATCATGCAAACTTTCAACCGGCGCATCAAACCAATTCGCTTCCCCTGTAATTACTTTTAATTGCGATCTAACATAGTTAAGATCCGCTTCTAAAGTCTTCGGTTCATAAGACTCTGCACTTGCCATACTTAACGAATCATCATACGTAAAACTACCACTAATTTGAGTTGCTTGATCGAGTAATGATCTAAATCCCATTTAATTCACCTCCTTTAACGGATAACGTAAGTTAACAACGCGCCTTTAGGTACGTTGAAATAAAATTGTATCGTGGTATTATTAATTTCTATATAATCGCCTTGAATATTTCCAATCTTAGGAGTTAATAATTGGCCATTTAAAAATATATCTAAATTATCTCCATTACCGGAAGGTACATACGGCGCAGCTAGTACAAAATTTGTATTCGCATTTAATATTGTTGAAATTATAGTAGAATATTTTTGTGAATTATTTATACTGCCGCTAACCGTGCCAATAATGGGAAAATAATTTTCTCCGTCATTTGTAACTTCCCATTGATATAATGTTTGATTGTACCGGATTCGAGGAAGATACATACATGGAAAATTTTCCGTGCCCTCATAATACATACCTTCACGAGTATAATATTTTACTGCGTGCATTGCACCTAATAATTTTAATGAAGGATTTTTTCGTTCAACAGCCATCTATAAATATTCACCATAAATAATAATTGTATCCCCAGAACTTCCCGAAACATAATACTGAAATGGAGCAAATAATGTTAAATGTGATGCAAATTGATCCAAAGCAACGGCTCCACCAACACAAACAGCATCGTACCAAACTACGCTTGGATTATTTGCAGGTCTTACATCCCTAATTTTAATACTTGCGCCTACAGTTGTACAAGACCAATAAATACCTTGTACTCGAACAGCTTTACCCGGAACCGCATTTCCAAAATTAACCCAAGATCCTGAAATACTATTGTATTCAATATTTTCATCTATATTGAACGGTTGTCCGGGCGAAACCGCCACGCGTCGTTGCTGCACTGTAATATTCCTTGATAAACTTCAATAAATTAAAATAAGCAAACGACATAGATGTTCTTCATATAGGTTTTCATAGTTTTCAAAAACCTAGAAATTCTTATTTATCTAAATTAATATAGTTCAAACGCTCAGGCAACATTTTTTATATTTTTTACCAGAGCCGCAGGGGCAGGGGTCGTTTCGACCGGTTTTAAGAGGATTTTGAACGGGTTTACGAACTCTATCTAAAATAGTTTGGCCATTAAAATGGTCTATTTCGTGTTGAAATATAATGGGGAGCAATCCATCTTTAGACATATTTAATTGCAATTCCCCTAAAACATCGTCTTGAATTTTTAATGTGGCAAATCTTTCCGTGTGCACGGTCTTTTTAGGAATACTCAAACAACCTTCGTTATAAATTATTATTGAAGAATTTGTCGAAATGATACGTGTATTAAGTAATCGATACATTTTTTCGTTATAATAAACTATTGCTATCTTTTTAGGAATACCAATTTGGATTGCCGCAAGCCCATAACCATGTTTTAAATTTAATGACGCTTCTAAAATAGGCCAAATTTTTTCCGCCTCTTCTAGCGTTGCATCTTCTGATGGAATGGAAATATTTTCAATTCCTAAAATAATGGGACAAGAAACTATTTCTAACTCTTTTTTATACTCATCATTGAGTACTTCTTTAAAAGATTTCGACATTTACTCTAATCCTTCTTTATATAACTCTTCCAACACTACATTTTTACTCAATATATGCATCGCTTCTAACTTAACGCGTCTAGGATTTTCTATTTTGAAAATCTTTGTAATTTGCTTAAATTTCATTTTAGGATATTCACATAATCCACATGAATACATAATTACTGTGAATTGTTCGGGAGTTAAACACTTTTTAAGTTGTTCAATTATTGCCGCATCTCGTTCACGGCGAATTAATTCATCTTCAGGAGTTGTAAATACTACCTCTGAATATGTACTATCAAATGGAACAAATTTAAATAATAAAGACCTCAAATGCGCGGCGGATTCAATTGAAATGTTTGCGCGTTCTGCAAGTGTAATATCATCTAAATTATCATTTTGTGAAAGTATTCGAGAAACGCACCAAAGATCTTTTACTAAATAAACAGGAATTTTAGGGCGCCCACTATATTCATTAATTGCTTTCATAATAGATTCTTTAATCCAATGCCGTGCATAAGACGCAAATCTATTTTGTCGCGTTGGATCATATTTCGTTGCCGCTTTAAATAATCCAAGAATCCCATAACTAACTAGATCTTCAAACTCAAATTCTTTTCGTTTATATTTATGAGTAATTTTTAATACTAAATAAATATTTTTCATTACGAGGCGTTCTACCGCCGTACGTTTTTCAACTTCAGTAGAACCTTCAGATTGAATAATCGCACCTAGGCGCATCTCTTCTTGTTGAGACAGTGTTTTAGGATCGCCCACTTTTCCCGAACACGCAACTTTTAAAATATTATTTAAGTTTGCCATTTAATTCAATACTCAACCATGTCATTATAGTGTTAAAAACCCTATCTTGTGAATACTTCACTGAACTTAACTTACGACGAAGATTTAATGAAATAAGAGTACGTTCGCCCGTTTGAGGATTAATTCTATAGGCGGGGGCAGGACGTTCTTCAAACGGAATATATTTTTCTTGTTCTTGCAAACCCGGTTCAACCGGTATCTCAGGGCTATTTGGTAAAACTTCTTCTTGAATAGGTGAGACCGTCTTGGACCCGGGAACTTCTTCCGGAAATTTCTTACGCACCAATTCTTTAACAATATCATGAATCACACGATTAACTCTAATTGCACTAAGCGGCCTATCTGGAAATTTAGCATTAATAATTTTTGCAATATCATCTGCTTTTTGTTTTGCATTTCGTTCCTTTTCGACTACCGGTTGCCCAATTGTTTCTAACTCATCATTTAAAGCGGTATCATCTACCCATAATCTAAAAATTTCCTTGTATCTAGAATCGTTCAATTCATTTTGTAATTCTTCATACATTTGCGCTGCTTCCTGTGCAGATACAAAATCTACTGATCTAGGATCTTCTAAAGTTTCGCCAAGCGTAAATCCTTCTCCACCCCCTAACGGAGTCTCTGTAGATAATTCTCTTTGTAAACGTCTAATTTCCTTATTTTGAAAATTTTTCCACTCATTTCCAACATGTGTATAAACAAAAGTAGAAAGGCTTGCTCTTAAGGGATCAAATCTTTCTAATGAATAATCAAATAATTTTGTAAGTACCTCACTTCTAAAATCATTCATTACATCATAGCCGTATTTCTCCCTGATATGTAATTTATTAATTACAGCATTTACCATCTTAATAACCGCATCAGCAACTTCATTCATAGCCGCGGCATCATTTTGTTTAAATGCTTTATCAATTGTCTCTGGCGACAATTTAACAGCAATTTTCTTCAGACTCAGTTTATTCAGACTCAGTCGATTTTGAAGAATCATTTTGATCTGTTGTAGCTTGTTTTTCAAGTTCAGCATTAACTGCTGCCTCCGTATCAATTGCATCAATATCAATTCCTGCATCTTTATTTAATGCACGAAGTTTTTTTACTTCCGCTGCAAGACCTTCTTCAACCTCTGCACCTGATCGTGCAATTTGCCGTTGAATTTGCATAGATTTCATTCGAGATGCTTCAGGTCCTTGAGCCACACCGCCACGTGAAGGAGGATTTCCCATAAAATTATTAAGTCCCACAGGTGCATTTGGAGTCATTGCAGGTGCGCCCATTAAATTACCACCACCAGTTCCTCCAACGGGCGGTGCCCCGCCTGCTGGGATATTCATTCCTCCTGGGCCCGGCGATCCCCCGGGAGCACCTGCTCCACCTGCTCCACCTGCTCCACCACCTGGTTGTGGAGTCATTGGAAAAGGTACACCCTCTTTTTCAAATTTCTTTTTATACTTTTCAGTAATTTTAGCTTTTTCTAATTGATCTTCTAAATTCTGTTCATGCTCTCTTAATATCTTTTCACGTTCGACATTTTGATCAAGCTTTGCTGCCATATAAAATGTGGCATCAGAAATTTTACGTGAACCCGGAAATAATCTATCAAAATTCATCAAAAAATTTCTATATTGTACATCATTAGATAAAGATAATAAATCCCAATCTAAATTTGGAAATACAAGATTTGGATTAGGATCTAAATTTGCAGCGCGTTTCCTTAACTGTTCTACATATCGACGACTTTCTTCATTACCATAATTCGCAGCATGTTTTTGAATTTCTTCTTCTATTTTCATCAATTCAGAATTACCAAATTTTTTCCCTTGATAATATTTACCTGAAACAACTGTGGAACTTTGATAAAAGCCACAAATTTTTGCAACGGGTTCAAAAATTCCTTGATATACAAAATTGGTTAATATATTTTGAAAATGTAAATATCTCTGTCGTAATACTTCTAATTGCGCGTACGCAGTCGCATAAGAACTCCCGCCAGTAAGAATCGCTTCTGAAATTCCTAACCCAATAAGCTTCCATTTCATAATTCGATTAAATTCATTTGTAAGATTCCAAATCTTCCCAGAGGCACCATAAAATTGTATATCAACGCCCCAGTGATATACAATTGTAAAATTAGGATCAACTTCACGTGCAGACAACAATTCACGAAATTGTTCAAATTCATCATCGTTGGGTACCCAGCCTGAATTAGCATCACCAAGTTTAACCACAGTAATAGGAATTGTTTGGCGGGTAGCAATAGCAAAATTTGCCATCGACATACGATCTTCATAAATAAGACTTTTCAAAACTCGTTTTATAATTGAACGCCCCAAAGTTTCATACGGAGCTTTATTATGTGCAAGATGAAATACATTATTCGGTGAAAGAGGAATTTCTTGGCCCATTCGAACATACTTAATAATTTCAGTAGGCAACTGATCATATAACATTTTTGGCTGCCCCGTAGAAATAATCTTTTTAAGATGTTCATCAGGTTGTAGTTTTACTAATGGGCGTTGATTTAAAAACGTACCCTCTACAGTAACGTAATCTGGATTCAAAATTACAAATTGATTCCACATTAAATCATCTGTATTCCATGCACCATATGGAAATACATTACCAATTCGCCAATATTCAAGTGCAATATCAAATAAAAGGCGTTCCATATTAATCCGTGACCACATTTCTTCAAAATGATGTTGGATTACGGGGTCTCCAACATCCTTCATAGAAATACGAGAAAGTGGAAATTCTGTATGGAGTCGAATAGCATTACCTACAACAGGATCTGTATCATCAAAAAATCGATACAATCCATTTAATGTACGTAAATCTGTAGGAATACTTAATGTAGTAAATGTATAACGTGGATCATTAAATGTTGGAGCAGTTCTACTTATATCCGCATTAGCTGTAACACTTCTTGCCCGCGCAATACGTCCCTGAGTATTTGTTAATGATCCCGCTGTCACTGGTTTAAAAGAAGGAATTGTAGTGATATTCTGTTGTGAATCAGAAGAAACCAATGAATCTCCATAATTCCTTTTAAAACGTCCACCAGGTAAAAGATATCCCATTTATTTCTGTTCCTTTAAATCTTCTATTTTAGAATGTTTTTGCCACCCTCTTTTTATCAAATCGGCTGCAAGAGAGTACACATTCGATAATATTATACCTTTATTTGCAAATACTTGCACAAGATCTTCATACATTTCAACTGTGGCATCTTTTATTGAAGCATGTCTAATTCGATGAACTTTTGGACGAGTAGGCTTAATAACATCGTCCATTCGACCCTTTTTAAAAGGCGATTCATTCTTACTATTATAGTTCGGTTTCATTTCGTCCTTTTAACACATCTCGAACGGTCAAATCGGTCTTTAGAACTGAATTATAATTATTTAATAACATTTTCAAACGTTGCAAAATCTGTATACGTTCACGTAAACTATTAGTTTGCTTAAACGCTTTACTACATTCCCCCATATCACACGCGATATCAGATAAAAACGCCTCATTCAAAATCTTATCGGCTTCATATGAGGAAGTACGCAAACCAATCCGTGTAATCATATTTCGACATAAATTAACAAGAGATTGTAAAACTCTTAAAGTTTGTGGATCAATATCTTTTTTTTGACTTTCCAAACTTTTTAAATATATAATTGTATCTTTAATTGTTAACGAAATAAATTTGAGGACGGGAATACGACGACTTTCGGGGACATCTTTTAACGCAGTTTCAATTAATTCTCCGTACAGATCAGAAATACATTTACGCATTTCTTTACTAGTAACGGATAATTTAGAAAATAACGTTGTAAAATAAGTAGATGCTTTATACATTGTAAATATTTAATCTTCACTGGTATTAATATTATTATTATCTCCACCATAATCACTAAAATCGTTTTTAAATTTTTTCCGCAATTGTTGAATACGAATACGTATCATAAGTGTACGAAGTATTTGATTTGGACGTAATGGAAGGCCGTGTTGTTTCTGCAATTGCATTACTTTTTCACGATCTTTTTCACGCGATTTAAAATTTATCATATTTGATTCTAATTCTAATAATTCATCTTCTGTTTGAGGAGTAAAAATATCCTGAATATCTTTTGGAATACCTTCCAACATTTTTAACACGTAAACAGCGCGTTCGTATGAAAATTTTTCACTATTATGCATAATGCTCCACCAATGTGTTATCACTATTATAATAGTTCGTAGCTACCCCCTACTTTTCAGTTCCTGTGCTATCTTTTCTTCCAACATTTTAAGGTATCCTGCGTCATGATATTTTAGAAACTTTTCTAAATATTTACCATCTAATTGCGCCAACTTTTTTGAAAGAACTAAATGAATACGAACTGCTTCTAAAAGAGACCATCCCACAATATCTAAAACTTCCTGATCAAATTCTGCACTTATGTCGGCTAATTCATATGCGGCCCCATATTTTTTCGCACTTTTTTCAACTCGTTTTAAAGTATTTTCTACTATTTCACGTGCTTCCTTCATTAACTCGGTTACATCATCTGGCAACTGATCATATTGATCTACATCTTCAGCCATTTTATTCTACTTCCTTAACTTTATATGTAGCTTCTTTCATATCTTCATACTCTTCAATAAAAACATGTGCAACATTTCTACCAAAATTTTTAATCCAAAATTCTCTATCTACTTTCTTTTTACGCGACAATAATTCAATTAACCCAGTTGCCGGAACTGGACATCCGGAACCTGGATCAATATTAATTCCTACATGAATAAGACCACCAAATCTAGAGAGGGTTGCAATTGATACAGAAAGTTTTTTACCCCTAACTATGATGTCATCACCTCTTCGTATAAATAACTTTCCTGGTAAAATATTTTGTAATACCTCAATACATTTACAAATAAAAAGTCTTTGAATTGCAACAGATTCCATTATAGTTGCGCCAGGAATCTCAATTATAAAATGCCACATATCATTTGCAGATATCAAATCATCCGCCAAAGAATCTTCTAAATCAACTAAATGCTTTTTTACGTGCGCCCGGCCCCGAAAAATAGAAACAGTTTCTCCTAATATTCTAACTTTTTCATATGCAAATGCATGATGTAATTGAGATCCATCATAATTTAACATTTTTAAATCTACGAGTTTCATCGACATAACTGTTCCCCATGACAAAACATTGAAAAATTATTTAAATTCATTTTTAATATACCACCATTCAATCTATTTTCTTTAGGAGTAGCCCTCACTGTAGATGTCCACGCATCAAAATATAAAAGTTTCTTTTCTTTACTTAAATTAATTGGTAAAGAACAATCAACAGACTTAATATTTGGTAAATCCTTCAATATCTGGATTTCTGCGAGATGCGGAAGACCCAAAATATGTACATTTTTCCACTCGGGATGTTTTTTAATAAGTCGATATCTATCCAATTCTGCCACGTACGGTATCCCAATCCATTGAACACCTTTACAACTATAAGTACTACCTAAAATTTCAGCATTTACAGTACTACCTTCGGCCTGAACAACCCCCATAAGTTTTGTTCTCGATAATCCTTTAAGTGGATTTAATTGCATAAATTCATTAAAACGCCCTAAAGTTGCCTGTGCATCTTTTAAAACATCTGGGATAACTAAAACATTTGGTTTAATTATACGCGCAAGCTGAAGATATTGTACATCCGGTACAGCTTCACCCGTTTCAAATGCCCCGTTATCTAAAATTGTAAAACGGGGAATTTTTCTATTTACAAAATACTCTAAATATTTAGGATATTCAAAACACGTACTTGCAATAATATAATCAAAATCTACATATTGTAAATAATTTAAATATTTGATTGGAAGTTCAACGCTACACAACATCTAAATCATCCTTTGAATCTGGGTCCGGATCTAATTTTATTATTGTAAAATCATCTATTTCTTTATTATATTCTTCAATAAAAATATCAAAACATTCTTTTGAACAAATATGAATATACCAAGTAGAATTATAATACTCGGCATCCTTTTCTTGGCACACATCACACTTATGTACGCCTGAGAGAATCTTATTTGTATTAGGTATTGATATCATTTTCTGAAAATATAAAATTTAATTGTGGATAAGATGCAATTACCGTCGCGAATAATTGTTCTAATTGTTTGCGTCGTACGTGCAAAACTTTTTCATACGCAATACGTTCAGTAGAAGTAGTTAAAAATAATCCCCTGAACGCATAAAGATTGATAGGTAAATAAAGATTTTCAGTAGCAGCTGCACGAATTTTAGCAGATCGATGTTTTACCGCCCACTCCAAAATAAATGAATCTTGTGTATATTTAATAACAGTTGCTAACTTATTATCTGCAATTGTTCCTAACCCCAATTGAGTTTTTAATTCAATAAGAGAAATTTTTTTAGCTATCTTCTTTATCGAATCCAATTCGTGTCTTTTCCTTTCGTGAACCACGTAACTTTTTCAATGCATCCAGAAAAATTTCAGTAGTAAATACTGCAATTTTCTTTGAATCAACGCTACCACTTTCAATTGCTTCAGTAGCAGCAGTAATATATAATTCTTTTAAATGTGCCCCAGTATATTCTGCGGGGATATCTTTTACAACTTTTTCAAAATCAACATTCTCAAAATTTTTATCAACCAAATATCCTTTAAGCATTTCGATTTTTAACTCTTTATTCGGAGGATCGAAATGAAGAGTACGATCAAAGCGACCCGGGCGATCTTTAAGCGCATCATCGAGCGCATCTAAATTATTTGTAGTACACAACACCACTAAATGATTATTAACTTCTAAACCATCTAATTTATTCAACAAACACGAAACGATATCACCTTGGTGTCTATCACCACTATAAATATCAATATCTTCAAATAGTATAATTATTCTATCAAAAAGTTCTGCGAACTCAAAAATATCTTGTAAATCATTTTCACCCCGTACCATCGTAACCACCATAAAAGTAGTTTTAAGAGTTTTTGCAAGTACACGAGATAAAAATGTCTTTCCCGTTCCGGGTTCTCCTACCATAATAATACCACGTTTTGTAGGAAGACCATTCTTCCGTTTAATTTCTAATTTCACGGGATCAATATAATCAATAATATTTTGTTTAACTTCTTTTTTTATCCCCTCCGGAAGAACAATATCTTTAAATGAAACATTAGGAAGTGATATAAAATTTCCATCATTATCAAAAACTTGATCCTTATACTGGTTGTATCTCTTCACCGACTTTGTAAAAAATTTATCAAAAACCGAAAATTCTTTTGCCGACTTTGCATACCAATTCCATTCAACCGTATACGACAAATGAGCAATTTCTAATATCAATGTAATATTTTTGTATTCAATTACAAATGCGCCCATCATAGGCACAAATACTTCATTTTTAGGAGAAACTTTAAGTGCGGATAACGCAGCAGAAGAATCAAAACTAAATAATTTAATTTCTCTTTTTTGCATTAAATTATAAATTGTGTATGCATGTATATTATTTTGCAAATAATTATAATAGCAACAATTTTTAACTGGATTGTCCCCAAAAAACGCCGCAAATGCCTGATTTTCATAATTTCCATCAAAGAATATTTTCTCTTCAACAGATAATTCACTATAAATATGTTTTGTATCGTATTTATCCCGAATTTCTTTTGCACGCGGATGTTGTACAACATCTTTGTATTCTATCCCTTTTTTAACATCATTGGGATCACTGCTCGATGATGTTGGAACAGAACCATCCCAGGGTACATCATTTTTACTCATTTAAACTCCTCTAAGTGCACCATCCCAAATCCACACATGTAAACGATTACAAAATCTATAGCCATTTTGTTTACAAAGCTCTACAATTTCTTGTGCTCTCGCCTGAGTTTCTTTATCCGTCCGTCCTTCCGGCATAAGTAAAATTTTTGCGGCTGTAATATTATACAACGCTTGCAACTTAAAAATTTCATCTAAATCTGCTTTACCCGTAACAACAAATTTAAAATATGTATTCGGGCATTGAGCAAAAAATTTGTATACTTTATCTTTTTGGCGCGCGTGCACAGAATTTCCGGAATTTTCAAGTTTGGGAGATACATTAAATTGATCAATTAAAGACGCGACGTATGCGTCTGGAATTAACGTTCCGTTTGTTTCAATTTCTATATGATACCCAGCACTTTTAAGTAACATCAATAAATGTTTAAATGCCTCACTTGAACGATGCATTAAAGGTTCGCCGCCGGTAATAACCACGTGATGGATATTCGGGCCACTTACTTTAGAAATATATTCCATAACTTCAATTGAGGTTAATTCAATAATTTCTTTTTTTGGACAATATTTAACATTTTTCCCAGTTTTCATATCTTTATGCTTAAACGTTGTACCTTCCCAATTCCATGTATAACTGGTGTCGCACCACCGACACCTTAAATTGCATAAAGATAAACGGATAAAAACTGTTGGGATACCTGTATTTATTCCTTCTCCCTGAACAGTTGCAAAAATTTCAGGTTCACCATTTGCAAATTTAGCAAGTTTTAAATGTGTATCAGAGATTTTAAGCAAATTGGCCATTATGAAACTCCTATTTAGTAACTTGCTTTTTAATTCGAGAAACTGAATCAATATTTTTATATCTAATTAAAACTTCAAGCTCCGTTACAATAATATGTTTCTCAGTATCTGTTCCGCCCCCCTCTTTTGGAACCTGTTTTGTAATTTCTTTAGTGATTGAAAAAGTAACCCCCAGAAAATCTTCGCCGACTTCAGTAATGTATCCAGTAGCTTCGCGACTAGGTGTAATTATTTCTACAAGTTGTTTTTGTTTACAAAATTCTTCCAACCGCGCAATAAACGTTTTTCTTTCTTTTGCATCCATCTTAATATTATACTCACCTTTTTAAAATATTTTTCAATGAATTAGATAATTTAAATACTCGACCTATTTGGGTGCCTAATGCAGTTTGCACTTCATGTTCTTTTTCATCCAAATCTGCTTCTAAAAACCCATGTTTTATTAATTCATCACAAACATTATCTTGTATAATTTCACCCAATTCTGAATTATTCTCCATAACAAAACACCAATGAGTACCCACCGTGGTGGCTCGTTTTGCAGAAGGATAATACACAAGAAAACTGCCTTCAAATGTTAACAACTTCCATAAAACACGTTCATGACAATCATTTAAATGAAACTGCACCATCTTAATATATTTTACCCAAATACCTCAAAATAAATGCATAAAAAGCCCCGCGAACGGGGCTTTTAATTAAATTTGGTGGAGGTGGAGGGGCTCAAACCCTAATTTCTCCATTTTTTCTCAAGACATTTTTTCCATTTAAATATTACTTGCGGTAATAAATCTTTAATACGAATCCACCGCAAAATTTTATACGAATATGTCCATAATATAAAAATTTGAAATTTTAAACACAACCAATTTGCACAATAACTCCCCTTATGAAAAGTTATAATTTGATAAAATTGATGGCCGCCAGGAGAAGGGATTTGTGCGCCCCCTTTATCTATATTCCATATTCGAAAAGCATACCATTTACATTGAATTGAATAAAGACACCAATCTGGAATACAATAATATAACAATCTACGTGCTTTTTCATAAACAATAGGAATTCCAAGTCCAATAATTCCGGCAATTGTCCAAATATTCATTATTACGCCTCAATAGTTAATTGCAGCCGATTATAACGTATATTAGATATACTACCAGAAAATAACTGTAAACAATTATTTTTAATAAAATTAATATCAATTTTAGGAATATTAAAACTCCAAATAATTATTTTATCATATTGTCGTATAATATCACTAAATCGAAATTGTTTATAAATAGTACCATTTCGCCACCAAAAAAGACTATTTACAAAAACTACTTCTGCAGTAGTAGGTCTAGATTGATATATAGAATCTTTCACCAAAAATCGTAATGCTAAAGGAGGTAATATATTGTTAGTAGCTTGAATAATATAATGATTATTAGGACAATATAAATATCTTCCATTAATAGTTGATCTAAATTCAATTAAGAATGATGCAAAATTTAATTTTGGATGAATATTTATCCAATCAGTGTATATAGATGGAGCAATTTTCATTTTTCTTTTTCTTTCATAACTAAAACACACTTTTTACCTTCCCACTTAAACTCTCCAAGACCTTTTGTAGGAATTGCATGACATGTAGGACAAAGGATCATCAAATTTGTTATACACCCATTTAAACGATTTCTATCTAAATGATGAACTTGTAATATATCTACAATTTCATTATATCCACAATATGCACATTTATGTAAATAATATTCAAAAGCTCTTTTTCGATAAACACATTCACCACTTTTATAATGTGATGGTCTTATTTCAGGACAAGAACCATCAAGTCGCTGCGCATTATCCTTACAGCCCCTACTACAAAATCTATACACGGTCGCATTCTTTTTATTTGTTCGATGCGCATTGAGTAAAAATTCTTTACCACAATTCGCACATATATGTATTGTTCTAAAACTTTTTTTGAATGTATCTGCGCACTGTTTTGAACAAAAATGATGTTTTTGATCCCGAATTAACGGAACAGGTTTCCAAAATTCTTCATTACACTGTTCACAAACTAATTTCTTACACTTTCGCTTACGCCCATATTTTTCTACAACTTCAATCATTTGCAATCCCTTTCAAATCTATATTAAATTCAATAACTTAATATAGTTCAAATAAATTGCAAATCCTCCATAATCTAAAATTGGTGGAGCGCCCGGGTACCGCCCCCGGCGAGGTCACCGTGCAAGGATGTCCTGAACCCTTGTTCGCGCCCCATATCAACTGAACTACACCCCCATTATTTTGGAGTTTTTTCGTACTATAACTAAAAGAACGACTATCCGGAAATAATGCCTCCGCTGTAGATGTAAAACAATCTTTACAACACGTCACAGCAGTATCACCGTAATCAAATTGATACTGTTCAGAAGTGGGTTTAATTTTTTCACAAAAGCAGCATGTAAATACAGTACCTAATGCCGCTTGTATTTTTTCTTCTTCTTCAGTCATATAAAATGCGGGAGGTAGGAGTCGAACCTACTACCTTTCGCGCGTAGGGCGATTGCTCGATCCAAACAAGCTGCTCCCGCCTTTAAATTAAAACCCTAAATTTCGAAGTTCTTGAATACAGTCTTTAAAAGCTTGTGAAGAACACTCTCCAAACTTAACTAATCCCCGCGCTTTCAAAATTTCTATAATATCATTTGAAGCCGGGATGACGCCTTCGTACTCTTGCCATTCAATCGGGTAATCTTCAAGTTCAAATGCTTTATTGCAACGCCCCTCTGCAATCCTACGACCTTTTTTATATGAAACCTGAGATTCATTTTTTGATACAACTGCAATTCCATAATACACAGCATGCTCGCCCACTTCTTTGAAAGCGATTGTAGCAACTAATTGTCCCTTCATACGTAGATGACTAAACTTCGTTTTCACTTAAATCTCCTTCCACATTAAGCTGGGGTGGGAGGAGTCGAACCTCCGAATTATGATCCAAAGTCATATGTGATACCATTTCACCACACCCCATCATTTTAAAACACGCTCTTTATTATTTATACAAATTTTTAAAAATATTTGGCGCGAATTTTAACAAATATTTGAACCATTTTCAATACTTATACTCCAATATACAGATTCAATTACTTGTTCTGCGATTACTTCATTTACACTTGAAATAGGAAAAACAAATTGATCAATGTATTCATCTGCAACTTTATAATACTTTTGATTATTTATGATTACAACATTTTTATTGTCTGCCGGTGTAGATTTTTTTAAAGGGAAATACCACCATTTTTCACGTAAAACAATTCCTTTTTCTTGTAACCACCCTTTAATTGAAAGGGTGCCCAACGCTTTCTGGACTTGTCTTTCTTTATTCGTCATACATTAAATATTTTCAATTTTTAAATTTTCACTTTTCATTTGGGCATCAACCCATCGTTCCGCATCCTGTTCTAATTGTTTCAATGTACCTAATCTACGGGCAACTTCAATTTTAAACCATGCTTGAAATTTAGAAGATTCAACAAGACGATTAAAAGCATTTTTACGATTTATATGCTGACTACGAGAATCCCGTGCTTCGCCTCTTGCACCAGAAGCTTTATGAATTATTCTAACACCCGTCTCTGTTTTATTTTGATGTTGCCCACCTTTTCCACCTGCGCGGAATGTTTGTATTTCAAAATCTTTTTTTGAAATACTAAATAAAAGTTCTCGTTGTTTCTTCTTTTCATTTTCCATAGTTCACCATGTTTTGGAGCGGGTAAAGGGATTTGAACCCTTTCTCTCAGCTTGGAAGGCTGATGTGCACCCATCAACACTTTACCCGCAAAATTTTTGGGGTTGGTCAACCGCACGCTTCCCACCAGGATTGATTACCCGCCTAAGCCTCGTCCGTTGTACCCCGTTTATTTAAAGCCGCCTCTCAGATTTGAACTGGGATCTTACCGCTTACAGGGCGGTGGCTTTACCGTTAAGCTAAAGCGGCATATTTGGTGGCGCTACCGGGAATCGAACCCGAATTTTAAGATTGAAGGTCTCATGTCCTAACCATTAGACGATAGCGCCGTTTATTTTGCCTTTAATAAAATATCGTTACGGCATTTCCCGCATACTATCTCAGTATGCGGCGTACCAAATGCTTCCAATACTACTAATTCCTTATATTCAATTTCACTTGTTTTACAAATACAACATTTAATTAATCCTAAAGATTTTTGAATGTTAAATTCTTTTTTAGTCATAATTTTAAGCGGAAGGTGAAGGAATTGAACCCTCTCAGCCCTTGCGGGCCGACCTCCGGGTAGCAACCGGGTACTTTACCGATCAGTCAACCTTCCTCATAATTTTTATAAAATCTATAATATATCTTGCCTGTATTATACAATCATCCAATGCATTATGGGCGATTCCTTTATTTTCATCTGAATACTTTTTGTATTCTATCTCAAAAGATCTACCAATACGTAAAAGTGCCCTCATGCAACTTTCTTGTCTAAAATGCCAAGGAATTTTTATATTTGCTTTAATCAAAGCATCTTTTAAAAGTATAAAATCAAAAGATGCACCATTTACCCAAACACTTCTTTTCTTTCCTAGATGTTTTTGTACATATTCACAAAATTCTTGTAATACATTTACAAGAGGTTGTGGTTCAATATCAAAAAGAGATTCTTGTGCCTCTTTAGATTGCTTTAACCACCATTCAACTGTTTGAGGAGTAAATTTTCTTCCTTCTGCAATATTAGAATCAATTGTTATATTCCATCGTTTACCTTCATCAATAATTCCATCTTCCGGATCAAATGGAACGCACGCAATTGAAACAATAATACCATCAGGAGGCATGCCCAATGTTTCTAAATCAACCATCATATCACAAGAACGCATTATTTATACCTCTTTATAAAAAATTTGGTGTGTTGGGATGGATTCGAACCACCGCGCCCTAAAGTCCTGATCTACAGTCAGGTGCAATCGACCACTCTGCCACCAACACATTAATTTGGTCGGGATGAAAGGATTTGAACCTTCGACTACTTGTTCCCAAAACAAGTGCGCTACCAGGCTGCGCCACACCCCGTAATTTGGCTGGCCACCAGGGATTTGAACCCTGAACTTCCGACTTAACGGGACGGCACTCTACCATTGAGTTAGTGGCCAAAATTTTTCTATAAATATTTATAGGGGTGGAAGGACTCGAACCCTCAATCTTTTCGTTAGAACCGAAAGGCCTTATCCAATTTGGCGACACCCCCATTATCTAATTTTTGGTACCTCTGGAAGGAATTGAACCTTCAACCTCTACCGCAGATATAAGTTTTGTTATACCAGCTTCTACTTCTCTATGACAATTCGCACATAAAAGTACACATTTATCAATTTCACATTTTAAAACTTTCCAACTACATGCATATCTATTACCAATGCCGAAATTTTTTTGATCTGGCCGCCTATGATGAAATTCTAACGCATCTTTACATTTAGAATATCCACAAATAAAACATGCATTACCTGCATAATCCGTTGCCTTGTTTTTCATTAATTTTACTCTTCTTCTCATATACTTTCGGTGATATTCCCCCCGCGTTTTCCGCTTTTTTCTATTACGTAAAGATTGTTTAGAGGTATTGTGCGCACCAAATGGTGAACACGCTAAACAAAATTTTCGATTACTTATATTACGTTTTTTCCCATCAATTACTATACTAAATGGAAATTCTTTTCCGCAATCCTGGCAAATTTTCATAACTTTCTCCAGTAGCTTAAAAGGTTTATTTTAATATAGTACCTTTTAAGCTACAGAGGCGTTAAATTTGGTACCCCTGCAAGGAGTTGAACCCTGATTAATTCGTCCGTAGCGAATCGTACTATCCATTATACTACAGGGGCAATTATTCAATGGTACTATAGAGTCTTTAATAACTTTGCAGCTTCTGCGCCCACCACAGGGGGTTACAAAAATTATTAAAGAGTGGACCTCTATAGTACCTGCTTTAATACCGAGGATTGGATTTGAACCAACTTTTCCGGGGCCACAACCCGACGTGCTAACCATTAACACTACCTCGGCAAATTTAAAAATCCCTCTGGTAGGTCATCGACTCCCACGTTTCCAGGTCTTCCCGGCGTGTTTCCATTTTCTTACACCACAGAGAGATCTTATATTTTGCTCACCAAGACTATTCACGAGTCAGGCAACATTCTTTGAATAGTTCTCCGCAGTTGCCCCACGTTTGGTGAGTTATTAATTTTTCAAAGAACAAAAAACTTTATTATAGCGAAGGAGGGATTTGAACCCTCAAGCCGTACCCGGCACTGGTTCTTAAGACCAGTGTGTATTCCAGTTCCACCACTCCGCCATATTTTAATAGCGCTGATAGGATTCGAACCTATAAAATCTCGCTCTTGAGGCGAACATGTATACCATTTCCATCACAGCGCCGTACATTCACAATTGTTGAAACATTATTAAGACATTTAATACATATGAAATAAAACTTTTCGTCAATAGTTGATTGCACCACTTCAAGTTGATTCGTACTATATAATTCACCACACGCAGTACACCTCTCAACTGTACCTAATGCAATCTGCACTTCTTTTTCTTTATCATTCATATATTTTTGGTGCCAAATTAATCCTTATCCACCCAACCATCAACTAAAGCTGTCTGCAACTTATCAATTTGTTTTCTATGTTCCTCTTCGAGACTATTGAATTGTTTCATAATTTTACGAGTTTCTAAAGTATCCCAATAAAAAGTTTCATTTTCTACATCAATTAACTGCATCCTAACAGGAATTGTTTTGTCGTCTTCATGAATATGTGTGGAATCTTCCATAGATAATAATAAAAAATTATCAAATTTCGTAGGAGAAAAAAGTTTTTCTACCTTCCATTTTTCTCCATCATACCAAACGTATTTAGTTTTAATTTTCATTTTTACTCCAAAAAAATTTTGGTGCCGGAGATTGGATTTGAACCAACACGCCTTTCGACACTAACTTCTAGGGCTAGCGCGTCTCCCAATTTCGCCACTCCGGCGTAGCTTTTATTTTTACAATCGCACCCTGTTTTGTCGGGCGCGCCATCACTTTTATTTTACACATTATTTTTTTCATAATTTCCCCTTATCTATTAAATATTCAACTGGGACGGAAAGATTTGAACTTCCACTCCTTGAGTCAGAGTCAAGAGTTCTACCATTAAACTACATCCCATTAAACTAGCAGGTCGGGTACGACTTGAACGCACATCAATGATTTTGGAGACCACCATGTTACCATTACACCACCGACCTAAAATTTGGAGGCAGGCGGGGGAATCGAACCCCTAATTGTTAACCGGCTTATGAGACCGGTGAGTTAACCATCACTCTTCGCCTGCTAAAATATTTACAACAGCGCACGACAGACTGCCTGCCGGCTTTCTTACGTCGTGCGTTGTAGGGTTTAAACTTAGCCCAACAACGATGACGTATTTCGCCGGCGTTCAACCATTCCTGAATAGGTATGATTAACTGTCGCCGGCTGCCATCTAATATAACTTGGGGATAATGAAAAGATTGCAAGCCGGATAATTTGTAAAATTTGACTTTGTAGATTTTGAAGTCGCATTTCTCCAACTCGCTTAAAAGATTTATTCTATTATAGTTCCTTATTTACATTATTTTATACACTAAAATTACGAAATTATTTCATTTTATTTATGTATTATACAACATGACAGATGCAGAATTAAAAGCTCAAATTGCCCTTGGTTTAATAAAACCTGAACACATCGAGCCCATTCTTGTGTGGGGAATTCAAGATCCTGAACTTTTAGAAAATCTTGCCAAAATTTTTTATAGTGGATATTTAGAATACCACATGATTGAACATGCTATTGCTTATGAATATACTACTGCCGCCCGTAAAAATTATACCGATCAACAAATACAATATTATAGAAAAGCCAATCTCGTCCATGAACAATTTTTAAATAATCCCAATACAAACAACACTACTCGAATTTTTATTAATAAAATAGTAAATGAAATTAGAAAACTTTATCAAATTCTATGACCGACGAAGAAATAAAAATACAAATTGCACTTGGATCTTTTCCAGAAAAAGAGTTTACACTACAATTTATTCAAGATTGTAAAGATTTAGAAATTTTCAAATTATTAATTAAATGGTGGGTGCATAAAACGTATTCATATCGTGATGGAAATAACAATGATAAAATAACTAATACATTTTTAAATCATCCCTTAATATATCAAGAATTAAAAGACTATTTACTAGTTGGACGGATATATCAAAAATCCTTATGGGTAAGACCCTCTTCCCATCTAATAGATCCTGTAAATATCAAAAGAATGAATGATAAAATACTTGAATTGGAAGAAAAAATCTTTGGAAATTAATTTTAACATTAGTGATGAGGAATTGCAATATCAAATTGCTTTGGGTACGTTAGACCCCCAATATCTTCAACCCCGTTTTATTA